AATTAGTTGAAGACGTTGTAATAGTTGGCGAGGAGTATGTACCTGCCTGTACTCCGTTGACATAGCATCGAAGAATTGTTCCCGAATTGTCGTAACACATGGCTACATGCGTCCACGCATTGACCGGCAAAGTCCCGCAATTTACCTCTTGCGCGGCATCCATCCCCATGTACAAAACACCGCTAATTACACGCGCAGCCCAAACATATGTTCCGCCTGTGTTTTGACCAAAAATAACGAAATTTGCACCTGACGTTAAAGGATAAACCCAAGCCTCTCCAGTAAACGAGGTTCCAGAAGATGGGTTTAAATTTGCGTTGTATGCTATTGAAAGAAAATCACCGCTTCCATCAAAATAATTACTCCAATACCCGTTAGCTTCATAAGGCGTGAACGAGCCTTGGGTGGTGTTCCCGTTGCGGGTAATGGTGAAGGTGTTGCTTGACGAGTCTAGGAAGGTGTTGTTTTGCGCTCCGTTTGTCCCGTTGCCTTGAAGCAGCAGGGTGGTATAGGGCCAATACTGATCCCGCTGCCAGACGTTCTGTGAGGCATAAGGAATAGTCTGGGATTGCGTCCAGACACCCGAAGGGTAGGCAGCATTGACCGGGGAGGTGGCAATCAAGCCACCGGGATAGCGCATTGCCATAGCGGACCCTTATCAGGTAGATGTAATGGCTTCAAACGTCGCAACAAAAGTCAAAGCTGATGCAGTGCCTGAAGTGACGCCAACTGACTGGTTTTGTGTTACATAAAAGCTCGTGGTCTTGTCAGTCACAATCAACGTAGTATTGGCCGGAACACTGATCTGATAAGCAATGTTGTAAGCTGTACCGCTACCAAACGTGGCGTTATTTGCAATCGCAACCGTCGCCGTTGCAGCACTAGACGTGGTGTTACTAACCACAATTGAAGTAACTCGGTTCACCACATTGCCAGTGCTTGTGGGCGTAAGGCCGGTAATTGCAGTCGTACCGTCGCAAGTCCATGACGTTGATACGCTGGTAGTTGAAGGGGTCACATACGCAGTATTGCCGTTGATCGTTGTGACGTTTACAATATTTGGATTTGCCATGATCTATTCCTTAGAACCCGAAAATCATCGCCATAGCGATACTTTTACCAGTGGAAATACCTGAAGCCGTTTGAAACGTAGGAGGCGAACCTGAGCCATTTGAAGTCAAAACCTGCCCAGAAGTACCGGCAGAGGTTGATGTAGGTGCAGCACCTGCGCCACCACCTAAGACAACGCCGTATTGCGTCAAAGCACCCGAAGACGCCCAGGCTGACGCGCTCGAGAAATAAGGAACCCCACCCGAGGTTCCCGCCACTGTCAGGGCAAGCGTTCCGCTCGTGGTGATTGGAGAGCCAGCCACTGAAATAATGCCACCCGTGAAGGTTTGGGCGACCGACGTTACGCTTCCTGATGCACCGGCCTTACTTGCAAGTAACTGTACAGCCCCTGCGTTGTCCTTGTAGTAAAGCTTGCCGTCTGTGTAATTGAGCGCAAGCTCAGCGCCTGATGCGCTACTCGTCAGATTGGCGGCTGAAGGGGTATTACTAGCGGTGCCGCTGGCATAGATCAATATCGGGGTGTAACCAGTTTGTGCCATGTTTTTTCCTCAGAAAGCGCCGCCAGAGATCCCACCGGTTACTTGCCCAGTGCTGGGGTTGCAAGATATGGATGAGTTTACCAATTGGGGCAAGTTTCCAGTAGTGGCAGATACGAACGTCAAGTAATTGGTTGCATTCGTTGAGTTTGCCGTGATTGCTGTATTTGTGGCGTTTGTTGCACTGCCTACCGACAGCGTGCTCTGCGCGACATACTGGGGCGCACTTGCGCCAGCAGTAAGGACATAGTTGGTTGTGCCCAGGCTCAAGAACGTCGTTGTGCCCGAAGCGCTGTTGTAGGGCAGCGATCCGGCAGCGCCACCCGCAATATTGGTTGCCGTGCCTACGGAAAGGGTGCTCTGAGCCACATATTGAGGCGCTGAGGCCCCTGCGGTCATGACATAACCCAACGTGCCCAGCGTGAGCTTTGCAAGCGTTGTAGAGGCCGACGCATAAAGCATGTCGCCCGTTGCGTAGCTTGTTATGTTGGTTCCGCCCGAAGCCACAGGCACCGTATTAAGCGAGATAGTCGTCCCAGATACTTGGATGGGCGACGTGCCGGTATAGACCTGGGAGGTACTGAACTGGGCAAACGTAATGGCCGTGGTGCCAAAGACAATCGTGCCTGCTGTCGTGCAGACATAAGACGAGCCCTTGTTTACCGTGCCATTTTGAATAAAGAAGTAATCGTTTTCGCTGATATCGCCAGTGCCAGTCCCGTAGCTATCGGTGTCCGTTGAGCGTGTAAGGACCGTACCACCTGTAGCCCATGTGTATACACCGTTATAGGCTTGCGTGGTCTCGTTCTTGACAAGTATCCGATCGCCATTGACAAGGCTATAGCCATCAAGCGTTGTCAACGCGATACCGAGTGTCAGGGTTGCGCCGACGCCTGAAGATCCGTTGTTGTAAGTTACAGACCCGCCCGTTTGCGCAGCCAGGGATTGCGTTGTGGCCACTTGCGCCGGTGAGTGATAGATCAACCCTGTTGACGCCAAGCCATCAACGTATTGCTTGGTTGCTAACTGAAGCGCCGTGGTTGGATCTGCCGTAACCGTGACTGAAGAAAGGCCTGCAAGTGTAAGGCTAGTACCACCAAGAGAAATACTTGTTGAGCCGATCGTAATCGACGTATTAGTAAGCGAAATAGTCCTGGCAGCCGAGCCGTCGTAAGTAGTCCCGGAGTCAAGCTGCAAGCCCGTACCTACGGTGAGTGCATTGGGATTAGCGGCGGTAATAGTGCCAGCGCCACCTAGCGAAACTGTAACGCCGTTGTAAGTCAACGAGCTATTGGTGAGACTAGCGTTACCGATATTGCTAAGCGTATTGCTCGAACCGCTAATGGTTTTGTTGGTAAGCGTTTGGGTGTCTGCTAAAGTAGCGACGATCGTCGTATCAATCGTGATCGTACCAGACGACGTGATCGGATTGGGAGTACCACTCAAACCATTGCCGAGAATGATCGATGTTACCCCGACACCCCCGGTAGTAACCGCGCCCCAAGATCCATTCGCATATCCTTCAAATACCCCGGTCGTAGTGTTGTACCGAAATTGACCATTTATGCCCCCTGGTCTTTCGGCGGTCGTACCTTTTGGGAAAGTTACTGCTCCAGTGCCGGGTAAAACAGCATCTGAAACGATCGAAATGGTTGGGTCACCAGCCACTCCAGTCCCGTTCGTAACATCAATTTGATTCGCTGTTCCTAGCAATTGTCGTAGACCGACGGTAGTCCCGGAGTTAACGTAGGGGATCCCCGAGCCACCAAGATTCGCGAAAGCGGAAGCTAGTCCCGAGAGTGACAAAGTCGGATCGCCACTCACCCCATTGGCGTTGGAGATACTTAGACCAACTCCTGAAGTATTTAATAGCCTTGAAGTTACCGAGTTTGAAGCAGTCTTTACGATTAACCCGTTACTGGCAGACTCTAAAGATCCAGAAGCTCCATTGAGCGATATCCGGAGGAAAGAAGTAGCGCCACCGTCCGTAAGTCCAAGCCCAGTATTTACCGCTAAATATCGACTATTAGGTAGCGAAAGCTCCTGATTTACAGTAAGGAACGATTGCGTCTGGCTCGGCGTAGAGGAAATATCAAACGTCGTCGTTTGGACTGTTTGCCCATTCTGAACAATGGGAACTAATTCTTGACCTGTAATTGGACCCGCTGGCGGGAGCTGATTAATGGGGATTTGTGCGGCCATATCAGGTGCTCGGAGTCAAGGGGTTGATATTTCCGTTATTGCCCGGGGTATTGTTATTCTGCGTAGAAGAGATCTGCAGATTATTCCCCGTGCTCGTAACCAAGTATTCGTTCGAATCCGCCACCGAGACGTCCGGACGAGGAAAACGCAAGTTAATGCGTTCAGTCTTTCTGGCCGGAAGTCTGTACGGGTCGAATTGATCCGCACACCCCTGGTCGCACACGCGGAGCCCGGGAAAGTTCGGATCTTTGCGCATCACCGAATAAAAACGCTTCATCTTGCAGCGATCGCATACCGCGATTGCAAGTGAGGCATTACCAGTGGTGTCAAGAAAGATCGGCATTATCGGGTGTACACCGCAATGTTTGGTGCCCAGTAAATCGGAGATTTGTCGCGCTCTTCTTGTTCGGCCTCGTTGAAGTATTGATCCGCGAGTTCTTTTAAATACTTTGCACGATCTACGGCTACAGCGGGAAGTGAAAGTGCCATATGCTGCGCGAGCATGTACTGGATAGCCAGACACCAGCGATCGGGGATTTCAAGGGTATTCGAGAGCTTACCTACGTCTTGAACAAGTCGCGAATACCAAACGGTCATCTGAATAAAGGCGTCGCTGGGCGTTGGCCATAAGTAAAGTGTCGGCTTCGGAATCGTGCGGTCGAACCAATACTGGTAGGGCTGGTTCGCCGTAAAGTTCTTATTAGGCAAGTTCGTATAGTCGTCGCGGTTCAGACGGGCCATCTGAATCTCTCGGCTATTATCACCCAGGTAGAACTCTCGGAGTGCAAGCGTGGTACCTCCGGAGGCCCGGACGCGGTATCCGGTGACGTCTTGTCCTGGATCGATGTCGGTCCAGAGCCACTGGTTATCAGTAACGGTTACGGTGCCAAGGTCATAAAGTGTGTTCCAGGTTACCCCGAGATCATTTGAATATTCGAGGATCAACGTCCAGACCGCGTCACCACCACCGGAGACGTAGGGCAGAAGACCGATTGAGCCTATATACTCGGGATTCCCCGAGCCGTACTGCACGGAGATGTTTCCGTTAGTCGACGTTTGCTGGCAATATGTACTGGTGTCATTATCGAAAGCGAAGGCTACAGTGCCACCCGCCGAGGTAGCATACGTACCTGAGGGTCGATTCATCGTGCGGTAAAGCACGTTCAATGCATCATTTGAACCCAACGGTAGTTCGTATTGGTACTGATTGGGTTTAAGACCAATAACTAATTTATCGATTGCCCAGTACTGAATACCTTTGTTGATCAACGCAGAGAGCAGAAAAGTGAGATTCTGCTTCGCGGATCTGGTCTGCTCGTTGGTAAGCTCTTCCGCGAGTTTACCGCACTTGCGAGCACCCTCGTCTATGAACTCTTGAACCGTAACTATTGTGGTGCCGACTGTACCAGAAGTCGTCATGAAAGTCCTTTACCATCCGGGGCATTTCCACCTGCGGAGACTTGCCTTGGCTCGTGGTGCATCACCTGATGCGTTCTTCACGACACCCGACATTCTAGCACAGAAACTATCCTTCCGTGAACCCCCCTGTGGCTGGGGAGCTTTCAGGTTCGATCCGGTTTCCCGGTTGTACTTTGCTCTTCCTTTGGCCGTGAGGCCTGCGCCCTCAGATGTCGCCAGCTTTTCACCACGTCCGACAGCAAGTGCAACACCGCCCTTAGCTTTTCTTTCAGGTAGCTTCGCATAAGACTTGCCCTTCACGTTGCTAGAAGTATACTCGGAAGCTATCGAAGACGAAATTCCGACCTTCTTTGCGAATGCGGGGTTGTGCTCCGCCGCCTTCATCAACCGGAATTGGGCCTTGGATCTGGCTGGCATTACTAACCCCTAGGATTAACGTAATGTTTAACCATCTCTAAAACAACCGTGTAAGTGTCGTTCAACGAGGCGTCTAATGTGGTAAACGTGATCGCCCCATCTTTGCCGGTGCCCGCGTTGTTCGTAAGACCACCGATCTTTTCGAAATCCTGTTGGTATACATTATTTTGCGGGATGGTCTCGATTATTACAGGCGTAGTAGCCTTCCATTTTAGCTGAACTTCCATCCCGTGAGTCAGAGCCGTGATTTTAGTGATTGTCACTGAATCACAAGCGCCACCTGCGGTTGAAGGATTTAACGAGGAAGGGTTGACCTTAACCACATTGGTTTCACCGGTGCCATCACTAGTGTTCGTGAACTTCATGATGGCCATACGCTCGCCATCAAATAACGTTTGGCTTGCTACTGCGTCTGCCATGCTAATCCCCAAAGTTAGCGGGGGCCTGAGCCCCCTACTATTAACAAGCTACCTGACCACCCTTCTTGAACGTCCCGGAAAGCTGGGAAATCGCGACGGGTTTGGAAGGAGCCTTTTTCGGCATCGCTACGGGTCGGCCTGAATCAACTACGCCCCCCGTAGCAAAATGCTTTTTTGTGGCACCACCTTTCTTGTAGCCACCAGCATTCCCCATCTTAACGTCGCCAGTCGGAGCCGAATTGCGGTCGGGCTTTGCCTCTACCACCTTCGTCGTCTTCTTGGTCATCGTCTTGATGATACCACCATTCTTGAATCCACCTTGACCGTCCACTACGCCGCCGGTCGCGTATTCACCCGGTTTCGTCGACTTGGCAACACCACCCGTCCTCAATCCCTTGTGCGCTTTCGAGGCAGGTTTATCAGCATGCTTCTTCAACCGAGTGTCCACATTGTGAATCGCTTTCATCTCAGCTTTATGCATCGCCGGGGTCTCGATTTCTCCGCCTTTCTTGCGCATCATCGGACGACCCATTGGCATTGCAGGGGCGGGAGCAGGTCCAACGCGAGGAACCGATGCCGCCGCCGGAGTCGGAGCCTTCGCCATACGGCGAGTAGCCATCGCTCTTGCTGCAGCAGGGTTACCGATCGGGGTGGTCGGAGGGGGTGAACCCGCTAAAGCGCCCATCGCGCCACCGATCGCTTTTCCCATGGGCTTGTGACCCATTTCGCCGCCCTCTTTCATGAGCCGCTTATGAGAGGCTGATCCTCCCTGTTTAAGCTTCAGTATGACCGAAGGTTCGGTGGTCATCATTTTGACCATTGGTTTAAACTGACCCATGTTGCCCTCCTATTAGGCTTGGGTAACGCCGAGAGCCCCTACGCGAGTAGCGTTCGGACCAACCGCGATTGCGGGAAGTAGAATGCCCATCACTGTACGGACAATACCATCTGATGCGGTGGCCGGAGTGTAGGTCCCGCGCACGTCGCCCGTCGTCGCGGTAGCTGTTGCGGTATCTGCGGCTACAAAAGTGCCCGTATCCTGGGCGAGTGTGTTGTTACTTTTTACACTGGCCACGTACGCTACATTTGTTACCCTTACCGGGATACCCAGAACATCACTGGTACCAATCACTACAGCAGTAGCAGAACCCGCGATCGTTGCGCTCAACACCTGATAAAACGCTTTCTTACCCGTGACCGCTGTACCTGCGACAGAAACCGTGATCGTTTCGGTCATTGTCTGGCCATAGTAATCATAACCGGTAATCGTGAATGCACGAGCGGTTGTAGAGCAGTTTACCTTGAGGGCTCTTGGACAGTCGAGCTGGTAGACCGTTTGACCCGCTGAGTTCACGACCGCCCGAACCGACGTTCCAGCAGTCAAAGTGACCGCGCCAGCGCCCGCAGCGGTCTGCGATGCCGCGACGTTGTTCGTAACTGCTGCTTGGGGAATGACATCCCAAACGTAAATGCGTCCGAGTGGCCCAACGCCAACATCCATGTTCGACGGGTCGGATAATAGCGCGTTACCATTGGCGTACATTGTGGTGCTGGAAGCGCTTACCGATTGGTTGATCGTGTAAGTCCCCGCGCCGCCCGTGCCACTATCGAATGCAGTGATGTAGGTACCATTCGTTACGCTGGTACCATCGATGTATTGGCCGACTTGGAGTGGGTCACCAGAAAGAAGAGCGGTAACAGTGAGCGTAGTGCCCGACATACTACCTGTGAAAATCGAAGTGTTAGGTGTGCTCGATAAACCCATATAGGTTATCGCTGGACCTAGAAACAGGTCATCTGAATACTGAGGCATCGTCTTCTCCTTGAAAAGCTTGACGAGTCTTGAAATGAATGGGCCGGGTTTTAAACCGGCCCGGGTACTTACACTCCTGGAGTGCCGTACATTGCCCGAGGATCGGTAAAGCCGACGTCGTAACGCTCGGTCGCCTTGTAGCGCATCGAGTCAGTTTCGAAGTCACCTTCCATCGTCTTCTCAAGCGCACGACGCATCAAGAGCTTCATGCCTTCCGGAGCGTCGGTTTGCACCCACCAAGCCGTCGCCGAGGTCAGACGCGAAAGAACTGCGGCACCTTCGTCGAGCAAGCCAATTGACTTGACCGGGTTGATGTCGTTGTTCGCGGTACCTGCGCGGAGCACGGACTTGAGCAACACTTCGGCCTGGAAGACGTTACCGGGTGCGACCACCAACTGGCGGGGCACAAGGCGGATCTTCTTGCCGTTGTTGTCCACTGCCTGACGGACCTGAATGAGCATTTGCTCAAGCGAGGTCTGCGAAAGGTTCGCGGCTGTAGACAAAAGGTTACTGAAGGTGCCATTGACGATCGGGTGTGAAGCCGAGTTCAACTGGACGCCGTCGCCACCGGGGTAAGAGCTGTTAAAGGCGCGGTTGAGCACGTTTGCCGACAGCGTCTCTTTGGTCTCAATGAGTGACTGTGCGAGGTGCTTGGCGTAAACTTGACCGATCCGGATGTGGTCGCCGTCTTCCACGAGCACTTTGGTCAACGCGAAGGCCAAGCCATAAACGTTGTACACGTAGCGCTTGAGGAAGAGCACACCGCCCTGCTGATAGGTCACTGGAGTACCATCAGGCAGTTGAGGTGCTGCGCCAAATCCGTACAGGACTGGCTCTTCGTGGTAATTACGAGGAATGCCTTGCTCCTCGCGGAAGACTCTCGACCACTCGTCCTTGCGTTGCTCGTAAATACCGTCGAAGCATTCGTTAAGGATAGGCTCGACTATCGACCGAAAGTCGGTACTGCGCATCGGGGCTGCCATTTCTTAGCCCTCCTTAGATAGCGTTAGAAGCGGCAACGTACTGGCTCTTCGAAATCTGAGCGCGTACGATGACATAAGTGTCACCCCAGGCATTGTCCGGGTACGGAGCGATGTCGATAATACGCATTTGCGCGTTGTTACCGGCACCGGCCAACGTATTGGACAGTGTGCACTGTGAGAGACCCGTGGTGGTAGAACCCGCCGTAGTGTTACTCAGGTTTGCCTCATCACCGATCGAGGTCTGAGCGAGAGTGCCGTCAGACTGGATCTCGTACACGATGTTGGGATCCTGGTAGAAGTAAGCGACTACCGAACCCACCTGGAACGATTCACTGGCTGGCCAGTAATTCGAAACCCGGCGACGACCGGTAGAATCGGTCCATTCTACACCGGCGAAAGCGCCAAGGAAGGCGTCACCAGCAGCAGCGACCACGATGTAACCACCAGTGTCCATCTTCACGGGCTGACCCTTGAGGATGTTGGTGGCATAACCAGCTGAAACGTTTCCGGAAGTGGAAACGGCTTGAATACCGTTGGCAAGCGCGAAAGCCCTGTCCAGGCCCGAGGGATGATAGGCAGGACGCAAGCCAAACGGAGCAGATGTTGCAGACATCGATATCTCCTAAATAAAGTATCCGTCAGTTGAATACTGGAACGGGACGTACTTCATCCATAGAGGCGATACCCTCACCCTCGAGACTGCCAAGAGACCTACCGCGCGAATCCCGACCCAGCTGCTGCTCGGCCTGGACGCGGATTTTGTCCGCTTCGTCCTGGGGAGCGTAGTGGTGAAATTCTTCCATGATCCCTTGGTAAATATCCTCGGGAATCTTGTACAGTAGCATTTCGTTACAGGCGATAAATCCTTCGTGTTCCCCTGCTTTTACTCGGTAATTCTCAAAGCCAGGAACTTCCTCGGGTTTTACCGGCGTGTAACCCATCCGCAATCGCTTGTGGATTGGATCGTAGCCATTGGTGGAGGAAAGCCAACAAAGATGAAACCCCGGAATACCGGGTGGTTTGGGGAGGGATTCTTGCATCCACTCATCTCTGAACATCCTACGACGTTCGCGGCTGCTTGCCAAGCTCTCGTCAGCTGACTGTCTTCCGTCCTGCACTGCGCGGGACTCACGGCCACCTGCCGAAAGATTCTTTTTGAGTCGTTCGTCTCTCATTTCAGTTATTCCTTGTTCCGTGCATGCGGTCATATTCCATGTATTTCTGGATCATTTTCTTGCGTTCGGCGAGATTGTCCCACCTACCCGCTTCTTTGATCGCTATTACCCGCTCTGGCGACAAATGGAACCCTGCATTGCTATCGTTGCGATTGCCGTGTGCTGATTCTCTACCTGAGCCAGTAACCACCGAACGAGGTCTCCGATTAGATGACGAACGGTCATCGTTGGACGAATTGTACCTGTGAGGCAGGTATTTTGTCAATCTATTATCCAGCTCCTCCCAGTAATCGGGGGTCTTTGGATCCCAGCCTTCTTTCGTCAGCTGCTCGTCGATCTTGGTGGTGATCTGCGAGTCCATATCCCGCCCGTTGGGGTCGTACCAGTCGTTGCGAGCCATCCAATTGGAGGCGTGCTTTTTCAGGGTCGGATCCGGTGCCTGGGGGACATTCGAAGTAGGACCCGATTCGACGGCTTTACGCTTGAGCGCCTCCAGTGCTTCCGCCTGACGCCTCGCTTCGTACCACGCCTCTTGGGCTTCGGCCAGACTTGCACCATCCGCCTGTTCGGTCGCCTCTTTGATCTTCATCTTGGCGTACGTCATCCGCACCTGCGAATCCTCGATCGCCTTGTCGAGTCGCGCAAGGTCGGACCCCGCCGTCTTGCGTTCAAGGACCGCTAGCCTTTCGGCCATCCGCTCGTTCTCGCGGCGCAGCGAATTGATGACGTGGCTCGACTCCTCGATCTTCGCTTTGGTCAAGCGCTTCTTCAGGTGCCGCTCTTCACGCCTTGCAGCCCGGATCGCTTCACGTTCGGGATCCACCTCTTCGCCGTCATCGTCGGCGTCGGTGTTCGAATTAGCATTCGCCCGTTCGAACCCATTCTGGACACCGATTTGCTCCATCTTCTGCTCGGTGTTCACCTCTTCGGGCGTCACCATCTCGACGATGGCCGAGCCGTCCGGGGCTTCGGAGACCTGCATCTCCGCCTTTTCGGTCGCATTCATAGGAAGGCCTTCACTTTCAACGGATCACCCGTTACTTTAGAGATCACTTCGTGGTCATTAAAGATCGAGAACAGCGCGGTTTCGCCCAGCTTTGGATCGCCAAACACGACCTCCCACCTGTCGCCGCCCCACTTCGGCATGCGGACGTAATCGCCCACCTCCACCCAGTTGCCTTCCGGCCAGGGTTCAAGCGTGTCTCGCTTCTTGAATGCCAGCGGTCCAATCGCTATCACCTTCGCGACTTGATTGTTCCACTTTTCCGTTTCTTTCGTCTCTTCCACGATTAGTAGACCTGCAGCGGTCGCGGTTTTGCGGGTTTGACGCCACTGAACCAAAATACGGCCACCTACGGGTACAGCACCGGGGTCGACAGCAGGAAATGCTTCCCGCAAAGCGGCTTCATTCGAAGCCTCCGGTTTATCAGTCATCGGAATCCTCTTCCATTAAAAGATTGTTTAAGATATCCAGAGCTTTTTCAAGCCCTTGATTTTGGCCAACTAGGCGTTGGTAGGCCTCAAAGGTCGCAGGGGATCCTGCGGCCATTGCATCGCGCAAACGTTGCTGCTCGTACTTCAGAGCCTCGACGAAGTCCGAGACGTAACGCATGCTATTTCTTTTTCATCGAGGACAATGCGCCGCCCGACTTCTTGGCGGGCGCTTCGGTGCTCCCCTTCGACTGCAGGGAAGAGCCGTCGAGCTTTTCGCCCATCGCGATCCGCTTGTGGTATGGAACATTTACCTTCGATGCGTTGATTTCGTACGTGGTGTTAGCCATTCATGCCTCCTAGTGCACGTTGTGCGCTGTCTTGCGCGGTAATTGCAGTTTCGAGCTGCTCGGATTGCAGCCTTTGCGCGTCGTGCGTAAGTTCTGCGGTCTTGATTCGCTCTTCGGTCAGGTTATCGCTGGCGTTGAGCGCGATGTCGATTTGCTGTTGGCGATTCTTGGCCAGCGCCTCGAGCTTGATCTTCTCGGCGTCGAGCGCCAGTCGCGCCTTGTCGTTCTCGGCACGGCGTTGCGTTTCGGCCATTGAGGTCTCGAGGATCACTTGGTCGCCGCCGTCCATTGGGGGCTTGGGCTTGAGCTGCATTAGCACCTGCTGGATCTGCTGGATCACCGGCATGACCTTCGCGAAAGCGTCTTTCGAGTCCATCATCACGTGTTGCGAGGCGAGTGCGTACAGCTTGTCCACCTCTCCGGTGATTCCGGCGACGTCGTAGTCCTCGGGCTTCTTGCCGAGCGCCTTTTCGACATAACCGTTCATGTGGCCCAGGTACCAAAGGATCACGTGCTGCTTGATGTGCTCGACCAGCATTGGCATGAAAGTCGGGGCGATCATCGGGTTCGCGCCCAGCATCGGGTTCATCGCGAAATCAAGGTGCGCCTGAATATGCGCGAGGTGGTTTTGGTGTGGGTAGGCGAATGCTGCGCGACCGATCGACATCGCACCATTTTCCTCCGCCGCGTTGATCTCCATCGGTTCGGCCACAGCGGGCATGATTTCGGTGATGTTCGGCACCTTCATCTGCTTTAGCACCCGGTGTACAACCGCACGGCGGTCGAAAAGGTCCGGGTTCTTGTCCATCAGCGCCAGCACGGCTTGATTCTGTGCCATCCGCTGCGTTTCGGAGAAGATATGCGGATCCGACACTGGGATCACGTCCGAGTTCCGGTTGAAGTCCTCGCGCTTAACCTCGAGTTCCGCCGGGACGTCGTGCATGATCATTTCGTCGAGGTACCAGCGGTTGATGCGCTGCAGCACCATCAGCACCCGCTTTTGCGACTCGTGCAACCGGGCGTGAATCGCGCTAAATACCGCCGCGCCCTGTTCGATCAGCGCCTGAGTCGTACCGACCGGAGCAGTGGAGGCGATATCGGCGATTTTCTCTTCGCTCGTGGTCACCACGCCTTTCGCGGCTTCGGTCAGCCACCCCATCAGCTTGAATAGCACTTCGGACGGCGGATTGAAAGGCATCGGCATCGCGATCTTGCGAATGTCATCCACCCCCGGTGCACCCTCGATCTCGGTGATCTGGGTAACATCGACGTTCTGACTTTGGCCCGAAATCTTCGTCCCTTTGAGCTTGAGCATCGTCGCCGCGTTATTGATGTGCGCCGTGTCCAGCAGCGCCCGGAGTGCCCCGGTGAGCGCAGCCGACATGCCGCCGATCAAATGCGGAAACCCGATCGCCAGTGCTCCACGCCAGGGGATGAATTTGAACTCGATGATCCAGTCGAGCTTCGTGCGCGTCTCGTCCCCTTCTTCCCAATTTCGGTACCAGCCGACCACATCGGAGGTCTGCTCGTCGATCATCAAAATGTAAGGGGCGATTTCGCCGTCGCACAACGTGTCCCACTCGCAGGACATGTTCACCATCACGTGGTACACACGCCGCAGCCCGTCCTCGTCATCGGTCCAGGTCTTGCCCTCGACCTTCTGGTTCGCCTTCTCGGGCTCGGTAAGCTCGGGCTCCTCGGCAACCCTGGTGACCGAAATGTCACGATAAAGCCCCGCCTCGATCCGCTCGTTGAACATCTGCTCGGTGATGTCCTGCATCTCGGCGCAACGGTTCGCGGTGTAGAAACTCCCCGCCGCGTAAGGGATGATTAGATTGTCGATCGGAACGAATTCGGCGCAGGGGCGCTTTTTCTGCGGATCGTACCACAGCTTCAGGAACTGCGAACCCCCAAGCGGGAGCTGGGTCAGCATTTGCTCCTGTTCGTCCCGGAATTCGACGATCTGGTTCGTCAGCTGCCAGTTCATGAAATCGCGCTTGCGCTCGGCCCGATTCTTTTGCTCGTCGGTGACATCCCCCACCACATTCGTCCGTACGGGACCGTCCGGCGGGAAAAGCTCTTTGATCGCCCTGGATTCGAAATCGACGCAGGCCTCGGCCATCACCGGGTGCACGACTTTAGATGCACCCTCGAAATTCGCACCACCCGGGGCGTCTTTCCCCAATCCCGTGCGTCGGATCCCCTCTTCGTATTGCTCGTCGCGTTCCTTCCGCGCTTCTTTGTCCGCTTTGATCAGCTGGATCATCTTCAGCGCGAGCTTTGACAACTCCCAGGAGGGAACGGTCTCGGCCAGATTCTCGTAGAAGTCCGGATCCTCTTGTGGACCCGCGAATTCACGCATTCGGACGATCGCCGAGCCGTCGGGCTGCTCTTCGATCTCCGCGAACTCGTCGTCCAGGTCGACCATCAGACCTTCGGTATCCTCCGGCCCGGGGGTCATCGATGGCTGTTGCTGCTGCGGAAAAGTGCTAGTGGCCATATCGGGTCCTTAGTCTTCCAGATTCGACATTTTAATATCGCGAGCCACCGATTTTAACTCATTGTACTTTTCCGGGTCTATGGCTCGTATGTCGCGCATCGTACGACGAAGTCCCATTGGGGATTCCTGGTAGGGCGACACTAATTGCCCGAAGATTTTCATCAATGGTGCATCGCCCATATCCTCTGCGTATTCGTACGGATCGCGCATAATTCCGGGCAGGTAATACAAATCACCGGCTATCGCCTCAGGATCTTCTTTTGGCATCGCACTTTGCACGAAACGAATGACCTCGTCTTCGTCCATACCCATTTTCAACGCCTGCGCCACCAGACCACCAATTGACGGGGTGGGGACGGGCTTCATCACAGTCTTGGCCACCTCGGACGCCACATCCCTCACGGGTTGCATAGCCACCGAGGGCAGCACCCGTTGCGCGGTTTGGGCAAGTGCGCCCTGCAAAACCTGACGCCTGGACATCGGCGTTTGCGCGACCTTCTCGACCACTTTCTCCACCGAACCCGAGAGGGGATCGACCATGGTCTTCTCGGTCTGGAAGCGCTCCATGTCTTTGGCCGGTACCGGGAGCTTCGACTCCTTGAGACCACCTAGATCCGGCAACCGCATGAACCCTCGCCTCGACAGGTCCGGCGTCTTCACACCTTTGGTGAGCAACTCGTCCGCCATTTGCTGCACGGTCTTTCCCTTAACGCCACCACCCCCGGCGTAGGAGTCGAGCGAATCCGTGTAAAACATCCGCCCGCCGTCGGACATGTCCGGCGTGGTGTGCTCGATCATGCCGCCCTCGGCGTACCTGCGGAATCGCCCTTCGGGGATGGTCGCCTCGTGCCGCGCGGCGGGAGGGGCGGGGGGCTTGGCACGTGGACCGGTCATCCGGGCCTGTTGCGCTTCGTCCTGCAGCCCTTGCTTGATTAACCCCTGCAGCATCAGGTCGGCGTGCTGCCCGTACTGCTTGCGGAGATCGCCCACGAACTGCTCGTACCGGAGTCGATTTACAAAATCCCGCATTTCGGGAGTCTGTACGGTTTCACGTGGAGCAGCGACTGGGGGGCGCATCGCCCGGAGCTTGTCCAACTCCTCGGCCTCGTTTTCGTTCAAGCTCGGTGCGTACAGCGCGGCGGTGATCCCGGCTGTGGGCTTGAACCCCGCGAGCGGTCCGGCCAGGGTGAGCACATCCTCGGGGTTGAGGTAATCGCCGATCGTTTTCAGTAGATCATTGGGCATAAGGATTCACCCTGCGTGGTCGTTCGTCGTCGTAGTAATCCGGCGCGACTTCGGCCGGGTCGATGCGCAAAAAGTCCATGTCCTTGAGCAGCCGCAGCACCTGCGTGGTCGTGTCGGTCAGGTCGTCGCGCTCGGCCTCGGGGAAGGAGCAGATCTGGGACACGAGCTTTTCCGCCCAGTCACGCGGCTGGCCTCGGTGCACGACCGACTCGGGAATGTAGACGCGACCGCAGGCGATGATGTTTGCCACGATGTGCAGCCGTTGGACCTTGTCGGCTCGCCCCGGATTGTAGCCACGACACGGCACCCCGGCGTAGCGCAAGTCCTGGAGGATCGAAATGCCCGAGGCTTTCTCCTCGACGAGCACCAAATCGGTCTTTTTGCCCGGTTCGCCGTACACGGACTCTTTGTACTCGTTGATCACCCGGGGGCGTAAATCGGGGTAGGCGAGAAATTCCTCCCAGCAGTCGATCAGCATCACGCAAAGAGGTGAATCCTCACTCGGCCTGAACACTCCCCAGACGGAACATGCGGTTGGGTCGTTGATAGTCTTTTCGGTGTAAGCACAATCGTAGGACTGCACAATGTACATAAAATCGGGGAATGGCCGATCGGAGTCCCAAAGCTTGAACCACTCGCGTTTGACGATTCCGTAATCTTCCGGGTCGATGACCTCGGCGTAAAGCTCTTGCCGTCCAAGTCGAGTGCCCTCGTACTGGGCGATGATTTCATCACGGAATGTAGGTGCAAGGTTTCCGAAATTCTCATGCGTGGTCCCTGAGGTGACGAAGACGCGCGGGTTTTCGAGCAGCTCCCGCACGATGGGAATCGGTTTGGGCGTGGTGGTGACGACACCGCGTGGGCGTTGGCCGAGGCGAAGCCCGAACATCAAATTAGACCACATTTCTTTGGCGTTGCGGAATTTCGCCAACTCGTCGACCCAAAACAGGTCGTGCTGTGGACCGCGCAGGGTCTCGGGATCGTTGTCCGAGTAGATCGTCGCGATCGCCCCGTTGGGCCACTCGAGTCGGCGCTTGGACGGCACCCAATTCGGACGGTTTGAGGGGTGCGAAATGGCCAGGAGCCCGGATTCGCCCTCGATCATCACGTCCCGGGCGTCCCCCGCGTCTTCGGCGATCAGCGCAACGCGTGAAGCAAGCTTTCGTTCCACGTGAAACCGCACGAATTCACCACCACACCGAGTCTTCCCCCACCCACGACCGGCAAGAATGAGCCAAATCGTCCAATCCTCACCGGGTGGGACCATCTGGTTGGGTCGAGCCCAGGTCGGCCAGTCGTAGTAAAGCTCCACCACCTCCTGATCGCTCATCTCGGACACAAAATCCGAGAAATTGTGCGGATCAATCGGGGCTTTCTTCGCCTTGTATCTTCGACTTGGCGACCGCCTGTAATCGCTGGGCAAGTCGATCACGGAGTCCCTCGATGTTAACGTTCGTGTTAAGTTGGCCCGATACCGCGACGTTCACGTCTTTGGCTCGGAATTTCGCGTCGTACCCCATCAGGGTAAACTGCAGCAGGGAATCGGAATACTTTTTGATCGTTTCGCCCGTCTTAAGACCCTGGTGTACCAAGGGCTCGTCGACTCCGATCACCGAGCGCCGATAAGCCTCGGCTTTCATGGTGTCAACCATTTCGAGCTGGATGTCTTCCATCAGACGATCGAAGGTCGGATGTTCCGCCCTCCACGTGGACATCGCACCACGGCTAACTTCGGCAGCCACGTACGCGTGTCTTAAAGAAAATTTTGCATTCTCGGGTCCGTCCCGAAACTCAGCCAGGATTTGCAGCATGCGGTAGGCTTTCGTGCGTTCAAAACGCCATAGACGTCCGACACCCTCAACACCCGGGACACAGTAAACTAACGACTCGGCGTCTTCTTCGACCCCTCGTTCCTTAAAACGAACACGGTCCTGCTTCACCATGTCGTAAAGCATCGCGTACGTGATCCCCGCGCGGCGCTCGTACTCGCGCAGTGTTTGTTCACCCACCGCGTCGACATCCACCACCGGCAAAGGTTCGATTTTTACTCCAGCCATGACGCGAAGTGTACCACAAGCGCAACGTGTTCCACAACTGTTCCACCAGACATGTCAAAATTCTTCTTCATGCATTTGCGTACGAGGCCGAGGTGCAGCCCTGCGTGGTGAGTGACGATACCTTGTCGTCTGGAAGTCTGCAGGTGTAGTACGGGTGTGGTCATATCCGTTCCATCGTTCCATCATAATGGAACAGCAATGGAACAACCCCACTGGTCCAAAGGCCCCGTCCCTCGGGGCTTCTCTTCAAGTACCCTCTTTTGTTCCACCGTTCCACCTCATATCCCCCCATATTCAGGTTTTCGAACCAAAAATATATACGTATATATGCATGGAACAATGGAACACTTGGCTCTCTGGTCCGTCGTACGGGGCTTCTGACCGTTCCATCTGTGTTCCATCATGATGGAACAATGGAACACTTCTCGGCTGCTGCCAAGACGGCACGAGACTTATCTCGGCCAGTGTGGCGAGGGTGCCACACACCGCCCGGGGAGGGCAGATCCACGAATCTTACCACGGCTGGCGAAGCGTGTCAACTAGTCGAAGCGTTTGTGTTTCACGTGAAGTCTTTTGGTCCACGCACAGCCCCCGGACGCGAAGCTTGTGCAGCGTCTCCTCGTGTGGCACCTGCATTTCGACCAGTCGTGCCGCCTCATGCCCGGGGATGAGGTAGAATTCCTGGCGTTCGAGCACCTGCAGCCCCAGGAAGCACCAAGCCCCGTGCCGGTGTGCGGACACCGCCCAATTGCGCTGCCCGGAGGTCCACTTCGGGAGCCGGAGAGGGGTGCCGGGGCGCTTGGGCAGGTCGGTGAGGACCTTGAGTTCGATCCAGCCCGAGACCGCGCGGAGTTTGTAAAGCGCGAACCACACGTCCGGGGTGTCACGGCCGACCTCGTTTTCGACTCGTTGCGCGAACCAGTGACCCCCGAGGCGCAGGTCGAGCCAGCCCCAGAGGTTCTTTTCCGCGCTCACAGCTGTGCCTTCATTCCGGCCAACCGCCACAACCGTTTCACCTGCGTTTCGGTGACCGCCCACCCGTCGAGCCTAAGCATCGCGGCGATTTTGCGGTACCCGCAAGTGGGGTAACGCTCCGCTTTGGCTTTCATTTCCTGGGTGACCCACACTTGGTCCATTGCACTTAATCGTTTCGCCATTTCACTGTCCTCTATCAGTGGTTAAAAGGGTAAATAACGTCAGCCTTTCGACGAACGGCGGAGCGCGTTCACGACTCGCATCGTAGCCACCCCAGCATTTGGTGCCCCCTCGATGAGCGCCGCGTAGTCGATGCCGTACTGGGCGCAGAGCCTTGAACGGGCGTCGGGGCACTTCCCGGCCTCACGGAGCGCATCGGAGGCCCAGTCCGGTACATTAGCCTTAACCCGGGGCTTCGAATGCAACGGAAGTACCTCCGGAGGGCTCGGCGGGGCCATCTCTGTCGGAGCGACCTCGGGCTTCGTGTGCATCACCGCCTCGAACCCCCGGAAGGAGGTACCACGCGAGACGATCTTCCCACCCCGGATTTCGGTGCCGTCCCAGGCACGGTACGTTTTCGCTTCACCGTCCAATCGGCGAATCTTCGCCCACCACGGGACGTAGAAGGGGTCCCCGACTCCCCGGGGGGCGTGTTCGTCGATGGCAAGTTCAAAGCTCATCGTGTCTTCCACAAGTGCAAGGGTAGGTGGGGCGATCGGTTCCCCGATCGCGCGGTGGGTGCCGTCGGGACGGTCACCAAAGGGGAAAGGCCAGTTAACCACAGAGGTGCGCCTCAATCCAGGCCTCGAGGGCTTTGAACGCCTCCCACCGGTCGAAGGGCTCCTCGCCCACGGTCCGGAATTCGGCGTCGATGTCTTGGCCCGAGATCGAGCAATCGAACTTGTAGACTCGACCCTGGTGCAGCATTTCACCGGCTAACCGCCCCTTCGCGAGGCGGATCCGGGTGTTCGGGGTTTCGGTGGCCATAATGCTAGTAGGGAAAATCGGTGTGGTGGTCATCATGCTCCTTTGAGGTAGCGGCGCAGCATGTTGCCGAGGTTCATGCGCTGCATGCCGACGTTGAGGTGAGCGAACCGGGAGACCAAATCGGCACGGGAGAGTCCCATCTGGCTCGCGACGAAAGTGTACACTTGCTCGAGTGTCTCGCACTTGCGAAGCTCAACCGCCACGAAATCGCCCTTGTCCATCGAGCGGACGACTTGGCCGTTCACGGTCTTGCTGTAATTCTGGTAAAACTGCAGGTAGAGCGAATCCACCACCCCGTTCTTGCGCTGCTCGAGGGGGAGCTTTTCGCGAGGAGCGGCGACCTTCGGTGCGCGGACTTCTTCGGCCAGGACCGGGGGCTTGACTGGGGTCTCGACAATCATGTGCAACGCGGAATTGCGGACCTTGTACTCGCGACCGCTGCCGACGTCGGCGACTGTGGTCCATCCGCCTTTGACGGCGAGGATCTTGACGAGGTCGTCGGTGGGGATTACACGAGCGGTGGTGACTGTGGCTTGGTTCATTTCGTTTTCCTCTATCGGTTTGGGTGGAATGTTTGCTACTAACGAACCTCTATTATAACACCCGTGCAATACCTTGTCAAGTCCAAATGGGTATTTGGAACCTACCGCTCGTCGGATCGGATGAACGGTAACATTTGATTATTTCACCGCTCATATCTTACCTCTTTCTCGTATGGCGGCTGCGATATTGCCGCACCTGAATTTTGCGTGACCGTATGGTTCGTCCTGCGCCTGCTCGTCTGCCACCTTCGCACACGCCTCGCGCTCGGCAGCGGCAACAAGGACGGCGAATTGCTCTAAATCCTTATGAGTGAAGGCATAAAGACCGTACGCAGTTTTTGTCATCATCAAGAGGGTTTCCCACGGCTTGCGTATGCCTTCTTGTATAGCAAGTTCATCCAGTCCGATGTGGTTAGTCACTGCTCACCCCTTGCTTTCACGATGGCGTCGCTGATGCCTGGAACAGTAGCCAGCTCAGGCACCTGTTTGATTGCGTACTGCAACGCTGCAAGCAGATCAGCATTCACCTCGTGCAGTCGGCGTAGTTCAGCAGCAGCTTGTTGATAGTCCTCGCAGATTGCCTGTGAATGAACTCCTGCGTTATATCTTTCAACCATGTCAGCCAACTGCAAGGCTTTGGGTTGCGTACTCATTGCTCACCCCTTGCTTTCAGCATTGCGTCGGCCATTAACCACGATGCCTTTGCCATGGTTTGTTCTGGCTCGGTCTGAAACTCAAGAAACCGTCTTGCATCCTTATCAAGGCCTGCCAAAAGGCCTTGCATCGCCTTCGCTGCAAAGTAATCGCGCAGTGTCATTCCTGTTTCGTTCGGCCATCCGGTTCGTGGAAATGCTGGTCCTCCATCGTTAATCATTTCTCACCCCTTGCTCGGATTGCTTGCGCGGCCACCTTTGTAATGTCTGACGCATATTCAGGATGTACAGCAAGCACATCACACACCTTCGCACACGCCTCACGCTCTGCTGCGGCAACAAGGGCAGCAAAACGTGTTACAGAACCTAATGGCTTTTCGTCAGGCCCGTAAGCCAATCCAGCCTCCCGCGCCATGCGGATGATTTCGTCGCGATTCATTCCTTCGCTTTCATAATATCTTTTTTTCCATAGATGATGATGCTTTTCATTTCAGGTGTGATCTTTGGCAGCGGAGCCCAGGCCAACGCCCAGTCGGCCCAGGTCCCGATCACGCACACGCCACTCGGGTTCAGAAGCATCATTCTCACGCCCATCGGGGGAGGGTGCTCCTGCGGTGACCGCCATGTGGCTTCACCGGCGATGTAGCTCTTCACACCCGGGACTCGGCGGAAACGTACCAGCGTTTCACACAATCGTTGGTCGAGTACACTTCGACCTCCTCCAACCCGAGCCAGTCGGCGAGGATTTTGGCCAGTACCGCGTTGGTCTTGAAGGGCAGCGGCAAAATCGCCCCGGTGAGCATTTCGTACACCTGCGAATGGGTCGAAGATTCACATTCGTAGGAGGCGATCGTGTGAATCGCTTCATCGCGTGTGTACCGGGTCTTTTCGGGTTCGGACGGGGGTTCAGGCTCCGGGGTGGGCTCGGGCTCCTCGAACACCTTCTTCGGGTCGAGCGGGTGAAAGGTGAGCGCTTCATGCTCGTCGATCTCGGGGGTGGTGAGTTTGCCTTTTTTGCGTACCATGGGTGAAAAGTCCTCTATTTGTGTGTGAAAAATGGGGGGCCCATTGCGTGACCCCCCGAAACGTCGTTAACCCTTACAACAGGAGAAGCGGATTGGGGAAGGCGATCCGCACCGGTCATTATAACAGAGCGAGTGCCGTTGTCAATGCGTTCTTTTTCATCCGGGCACCCGCACCAAACCAAGCGGACTGCAGCCGGGTATCTGCGCTGGTGGCTTTACGCTCATGGTCCGTGAACCGGGTGATCGCGTTGACCAGCCCCCAGGCGGTACCCTGCGCGGTCTTGGTGCTCTGGCCAATGCCGTTCAGGTAGATCGAAGTCACGAGTTCGAGCATCGGACGATGGGCGTCGAGGTCGACCTCTTCCTGGTCCGGGTAGAGCACGTCGAGGAAATACTTGGTCGCTTCCTCCTTCGACACCGTCCGCTTCGAAAGCTCGGTCGCGTCCTTCTTGAACCGTTCCCAGGTCCCGCCGATCAGCCCGAGGTCAGCCTTGACGCGTTCGGCGTTGAACTTCGTCGAATGCGGAATACGGACTTGGCCCTGGGACTCGCGGAGCGCATCATTCAGCGTGTTCTGGCATACGGTCCGCACCGAGGTGAACTGCGCAACGTTCGCTAGTGTTCCATCGCACGAGGTCGCGACCTGGACGTAGGGGCGGATCGTGTCGCCGCCACCGACATCGAACGAATCGTCGATCCGAGCCAGCGCCCAATAGGTGGCACCACCGCGCAGCATCCCGGCGGTCTCCATCTTGAACCCGCCGATTTCGATCAGGTTCCGGAAGAACTCCATAACGTCGCGCGGCTGGGTGATGTTGTAATTCGAGGACATGACCGAAAGCGGTTTGCCGGTGTCCGAGCGGTAAAGCGCCCAGCGGTTAGGGACCGTGTTCACGCAGACTGGGTGATTCTCCTCGTCGCGCACCTCGTACTGGATCGCGCCCTTCTTGACTTCCCAGTTAAACCCCGCTTGCTCGATCCAGGTGTCGAGCGTCGCATTCGCGTCCAGCTCCCGCCCGAGTCCGTGCCAGGGGGTGCGACCGGCGTAGGCCATGTTCGCGCGACCATTTGAAAAATCGAGTTCGTGTGCCATTTCTACTGTCCTCTATTGTGATTGATGAACCTCTATTATAACACCAGTGGGACAATTCGTCAATGGGCTAAAGCTACCGTTCGTCGGACGATCAATACTTGTAAGGCTCGAGAAAAATCAGCGCCAGGATCACGGCCGTCGTGGTGAAAAAATCGCCGGTGCTCACTCCGGTGCAAATACCGCAACCGAGGAGGGCGCATAACCGAAACCACATATCGAATTCACGCATGACTATTCAGCTTGTTAAAAGATGTTCCGCACTTACCACACCACCACCACGTCCAGCCGAGCCCGTTGTCGTGGAACTTCCCCTGGGTGTGACCCTCTTTTTCGCAGTCTTCGACCAATTGCTTTCTCGCCGGATAGTACACGGTTCGGTCGTACTCGTCCATAAGCTCCTTCATCTTGTCGTGCCGTGCTTTGTCGATCTCGTGTCTACGCGTCCAAATGCTTTTATCCATGATTACGTTCCCTGAGCTTGGCTTCAACGTCTCGGGCAAATCGGTACATTTTCCGATCTTCCTCGTACCCGCTCATATCGTGTATCTCCGCATCCGTCAGCCCCCGCCATTCACGTTCAGGCTTCCCCAATTCCTGAGCCGCGAACGACATGGCTTGTCCGAGTTTTTTCACCAGCACCTGCTCAATCAAAGGAACTATGGACGCTTGTAACCACTCCCGGATCGCTTGATCTTGCTTGGGTGTCGTCTCGTAGGTCATGTGTTCTTCTCCTTTATACTTCAATTCCGAAGTGTTTCTTCAAATCTGCGATAGGATGTCCACCATCAAAGTTTTCCATCCTAACGGCATAAGGGCTTACAATGTCAATACATTCCCGAACAATCAACTCGGCGAACTTTTCTAATTCATCTGGATAGAATTCATATAGGTCTTCCTCTACAATCTCACCATATTGGGTAAATCGTTCATGCACCAGATATGCCTTTGCAAGTTCTCGAATTCGTTCGTTCATGTGTTCTTCTCCTTTAGCTTGGCTTCAATGGCTCGTGATACCCACCAGTCTAAGTCGTCTCTCTGATCTAACATCTGCCCGCCGAGCGAACTCCTATATCTGTGGTAGTCACGCTCCGCTTTGATCGTGCATGTTTCAATCTCCTCATCCGTCAGCCCAACCCATTGCTTCTTTGGTGGTTTGCTTGAAATGCAAGTAACCGTATAGGGTTTGCCGCATTGACACTGCCACGCCGTAGGCCCTGGCCCATACCAAACACCGTCGATAAAACCTACCCCGCTATCTGTTGGTGTCTTCGCATTCTTGTTTTCAGCCATGGTTTTTCTCCTTCAACTTGGCTTCAATGGCGAGGTACAGATACAGCATCATCGGTGCCCACACTGGCCCAAGCTCTTTTTGAATCTCCTGCCATTCCCGAATGCTATGGCGTTCCTCATCCGTCAGCCCAACCCATTGCTTCTTTGGTGGTGCGGTGTAGAGGGGTTGGCTCTTAATCGGATCGCTGCCGTTCACTCGCTCGCCGTTGCTGAATCGCCAGACCCCATCCGGGTATTTGTAGCGCCACGCCACTGGCTCTTGCTCTGTCTCCAGTGCTTGGCGTAGAGCTTTGACGGCTTCGTCAAACCTTTGAACGCTCATCCTGCTTTGATATAACTCCAGCGCCTCAAGCGCCAACTGCATAGCTTCTCTGCTCATGTGTTCTTCTCCTTGGGTTTCACCGTCGGTGATCGCTCGACGGTATGGAATACTGCGTCGCACACCTTGCACACGCGACGTCGCTCGGTGAAGTAGCGCCGAGCATTCGCGTCCCAATAATGCCGGGAATCCGCAACACGGGTGGAACCGGCGTGGCCTGTCCGGTCGTCGTGGCAAAAAGGGCAAAGCATCCGTTCACCCCTCCCACCACGTGCGCATCGATTCGTCGATCAGCTTCATTGAATCCCTTAGCATCCGGTCTCTCGCGCGGACCGAGATCCCCAGGTCCCCCATTCCTCGACGCTTCCGATCGAGCCAATCCTGGTGTCGCTCGACGTCGTGTTTAAGCACATACCAGGGGCGATTGCGAAAGAATGCTAGCTCCACGATATCGCCGTGATTCTTGAGCAACCGGATCACCCGCTCGGCTTCGCGCTTGGTGATTCCGATCTCGTTCTGCATATCGCCCGAGGGGCAGGGTCCAAATCGTCGGAAATACTCAATGGCCTGCTGCAGCTGATCGGCTAGATTAGACTGCCTACCCATTCGTAAAGCTCCTTGGCCCAAAGAAGTGAGAGAAGTGCAGCCATCCCGATCGTGTAGGCGAGCAGATCTCTTGCTCCCGCCCAGGCACTTCCACGTCGGTGCAGCAGTGCGGTTTGCAGCCGGTCCATGTCGCCGCTTTGATCGTAAACCGGACGGGGCACGTATGTGTACCCGATCCGGACCCCTTTACGCGTAGTCACGTATCGGGGCTTCATCACACCAGGACCATCGATCGGATATTCATCTGCTCCACCGCTTTCTGGTGCTCGGCAATCCACTTCGGCCCAAGGGCATCCTTCACCGCTTGCGAGTCTAATCGACTCTGGGATGAGAACGTAATTTCGACCTGAAACTGCTGGCCCCTGTAGACGGCTGCACCCGCCTCGCGAAAGGTCTCCTTCAGCGCTTTCTCCCGCGCCACAAGCTCGGCAAGCTGCTGGCGGACTTGTGCTAACTCGTCGACCATCTGCTCGGTGATTACTGGTGCTTTCTTTGCCATTTTTGTCCTCTATCGGTTTGTTTACTGGAGACTCTATTATAACACGGGTGCTACAATCTGTCAATACCCCTTCACTTTTGTAGTCGGTCTGCAACGAGTGTGGCATATCCGGCGATATCCGCCCATGAGTCAACGTTCCGAGAGTTTCCATTAACGATCCTCGAGATTTTGTGTAAAATCATAAAAAGCGCCTCCTTCTGGAACGTGTCCATCGTGACGTAACTGCGCCCCGCCTTCGCTACTTCCTGCAAGGCCTGGGAGATCTTCGCTTGTTCCGTGAAATCCCCGTATTCCGACCCGCGTTGTTCAAGTATTGCCTTCAAATCAGTCGATGATTGCTGCACGTGCTAACCCTCCTTGTTTATAACGACCTTTGTACCCTTCCTCCAGGTTCATCCCGCGACGCTTGGACTGATTAAGAATCTCCTCCGCCGCTTCCTCGCCGGTACGACCCGCGAGGATCTTCTCGATCAACTGTTCCACCGTCGCTGCACGACCCAAAGTGTTGGGGCCAATGCCCCTTTGCATCCCGAAAGCATTGGGATCGGTGAGCGCCGGAATCGCGAGGTGACGAAGCAGTCCTGGATCCCCAGGCTCAAGCATCACGGGTTCGCGTACCGGTCCGGCGATTCGAGCGAGTTGTGATTCCTTAAAACCCAGCGTGCCGGTGATTTGGTCCGGGGTCATTTGCGTCATGTGCTGAGGCCGAAGCGCTACTGCTTGCTCGAAAAGTGGGTCACCCCGTCCCTGCTGCAGGACCTCCATCATCGGACGAGCCATCCAATCCGCATTCTCCGCACGATTGAAAAGCTGCGAGGACCGATTCATCATGCTTATAACCGGTGCAACGTTCTCGTAGTCACCATGTCGCAAACCGTAGGACATTACATTACCGAGTCTACGTAACTCATTAATGTCGGTGAGCGCATTAGGACCCGAAAAAGCACCTGCGGCACGGAGCTGGTCATAAAGCGCCGCGTATTGCATAGCGCCCAACCCTTCACCCGCATCAAGCGCACCAATATTGTACACACCGACTTCGTCCGGCACAGGCCTTCTGGCTTGTGCATCCTCGGCACGATTGTACATCCGGTGATAAAGCTCCTCGGGAGTCGCGCTGCTGAAGACCAAATCTTGATCCGGATACAAGCTGAATTCCGACAACGTCGTGTAAGGACTCGAAGGGTTTATAACCCTCTGTTTTACCCCGCGCTCGAGTGGGAGTTTCCCCTGCACCATCCGCGCCCGATCACTGACCGATAGCGAATTGAAGGGGTCCGGAAGCCTCGGAGTCTGCTGCAATTGCCTGACCTCACCCGTGGTCGGATCTTTCCCGAACATCTGCGCCTTATTGTATTGCTCGATAACCTCGGCTGGAGTCATCCCTCTTTGCGCTTTGGCGAACGACTCCGGAATGCGCTTCGCCCCCGGGAGGTTTGCGATCGCGCGGGTTCCCGCTCCGACTTGGCCCATCAGGTCCAAAAATGTGAGTGCTTTACCGGGTCCCGCCATAATACACCTCGTCGCTGGCTCTAAGTGTCTGAATATGCACGTCTACCGTGCGCTGAACATCCTTGCAGTATCCACCGGCGAGATTCCACACGAGGGGGATCTTGGACTTCTTGGCTGCGCGAAAGATTCCGAGGTCTCGATTTCGCATACCCTCGAGCGACAGGTACCCCGCACCGTAAGGGTCCTCGATCCATGCGTCAGCACCGGCTTGGTACATTATTATACTAGGCTTCGACGACGAAATCAAGCCGGAGGCCCACACCTCCCACTCATGAGCGTTTGGTTTATAACGCGAAACGAACGATTCCATATCCATGTTCGTAACATGCCGCACCCGGTCGTGCACGGCGAGCGCACCGATTATATCATCTGTTCCGTCCCCATAGTGACCGTCGCCGTCGAAGATTAGGGCGGGTTTTATGGCCCCGGAGCTTAACGCCGCGATCATCAAACCATTGAACGTGCAGTACCCACCCCCGGAGTCGAACCCCGCGTGATGGAACCCCTGGGTCGCTGAGCATGCGACCTCCGTCTTCTTTCCGCTTACGTGTCGGGTCGCGGCCAGGAAGCTCGCGTTGGTGTAGCGCAACGTCTCATTGAGCGCCGGATCGGTGTTCCCGAATCCGTTAGGGGTCTTGCCCGAGAATACATTCGCTACGTATTTAAGCGAATGTGCGGTGACGAGTTCGACGTCCTTCAACGGTTCGAAATCGGTGAGCAGCGGTCGCGCGGCCTGTCGCACGAACATCGGGATCTTGCGGTAGGACGGGAAGTCGAAGTCACAGGACTGACGGAGATTGTAAAAGATCGGGGTCATTAAGTTCCTCTATATGTGTTAAGATCTCAATTATACCACGGGCGGGGTATCTGTGTCAACGTCTGTCTCCAAGTAATACTCTTTGAGCTTCGGATCCGTGATCGACGGGTACTCGCGCGTGGTGAATCGAAAATGGCAAACCGTGCACTCCCTCCGACGACGCGTTCCACCGTCCGCATTCTGGTACACGGTGGTCACCTGGGTGTTACCGCCACACTTTACACATTTCATATCCCGATCTCCTCGCACACGCGGCGCACCGCGAAGTCAATATCCAATTCCTCGAAAGTCCCGTGCCACTTCTGCACACAGCGGTCGAGTGACGCCTCAAGACCCGATTGAACATCGAGTGCGTTCTGCCCGATCCCGTGGTCATGCAGGAACCAAATCGCCTCGATCAAGTCCGCGATCTCCACGTACATTTCGATCGGTGTTCCAGCTACCCGACGCTTATCGGCAATGTACCCTGGGTCCACGACCTCTTCGGACTGGTCGATAATGTCCTGCCCTCCCACCTGTCTCAACACCCGCTTGTAGGGCGTCGGGGTGTCCCCGGTGCGGACCTCGACCATGTCGTGCGAGAGCGACCAGTGCATCAGCCTCAACGCGTATTGAGGGTCGAGCAACTGCTTGTCCCTGCAGTGTCGGGCCAGTTGGCCGACGATGAGGGTAACGTTAAAATGATGCTCCGCTAGATTCTGGGTGCGCGAGACGTTGACGATCTGCCACCGCTTGACGTGCGAAGCGCGGAGCTGTTCGGCTAAAGAAAGACCCATCCTTAGTTACCTTATCGCTTAAAGACGCTCGAGCCTGTCTATGATCTGCCCACTCTCTAGGGGTTCGAAATTCTCGAACTCGAAGTGGTCCACGGCACGGCTCAGCGCCTGATTCCATATTTCTCGCACGAACTCCCTGGTGTGCGAGTCCTGTTCTCCTAGTAACTCACCAAATCGGCGAGAATACCAGATATCGAATACCTCATTACGGTTTTTCATCTCGGGTATGCCTCATAATACGGGTTTGAGAGTCCACGGTCCAAGTGCGTCCAACGTTAATCGCCATCTTCTCGGTTACTGCCTTGTGAATATCAATGCCGTTCATCGTCGCCAAATCGAGGAGAAGGATCATAATATCGGCGAATTCCGCCGCTGCCTTCGGATCCCGAGCGTACTCACCCACCTCTTCATAGAGCTTCAGAAGGATATCGGGTGTTCGGCGATTCGGGAACACCTCGTCGGCCCAAGTGGTCACCACCTGCTGCAGCCGACGAATGTCCGCGCCGCCGCGTCGAGCGAAAGCGTTGACCGAGCGCACGGTAAGGTCCGCGTTCTTCTCGCAATTCCCGAGCACGCCGTTGTACTGGTGTTTCACTTCGAAGTTCGCCACCGCTGCACCGTTAGCATCAATGACCACCATATCGTTCCCCGGGTGTATGCTCCAGGGAAGGGGGTTCTGTTCGTGCGTGTGCAGCAGCGAGTTCATGATAAATTCATTAGACATCTTTTAAGCTCCAGCCTTGTTGCGGAATTTGTAGCGCTGCCATTTGGATACGATCTCTTTACGTCTCGCCGTGTAGTTCTCACCCTCGGACAGCAGCACCACCGAGTGGATATCGGGACCGAGACCCAGCCATTTTACCCTAGCGCCGGTCTCTTCAATAGAGTTCACGATATGGAGCAGGTATTGCTCGTCCTGCACGTAATTCGCGAAGTTCAAGAACACCTCGCTCGCGCCCGACAGGTCGATCGCCTCGTGGATCTGGTCACGGCTGAACGTGAAAATGCGCCTCGGGAGCTTGGTCACCGTGGTGAGTTCGATCGGCTGGCCGATCTCCTCGAATGAGATTTCCTTTTGATCCAGATGCGCCGGTCCGCTGTACCCCACCTGCCTGCCCTCCGAATCGTACCGGTTCGCCACCCGGATCGGATATGTACGCGCTGTACCAATCACTCGACAGGAGGCCTCGTTGAAGAGTGTGGCCGGGATCCCACAGTCGGCCAGGATTTGGAAGGTGCTCACATCCCGCGAGGTGGTGTAGGGGTAGAAGCCGTGGTACATGGAAAGGCCCACGCCCTGCGCACCTTCGATCAGAATGTGCTCCGAATCTCGGATCGCCCGTTGGTACTGCGCGGTGGTGCACACCATAGACGCAAGCTCCAGGAAGTCCTTCGCGACGGCGGGTTTGTTCGGCTGACGACGGATCCGAGAAATCATCGCCGCACCCACACCCTTCTTGGTCGAGCCGATCGCCGTCATGCTTTGCGCCTCTTCCTCCAAGTGCTCCTCAGTCACCACCGCTGCATGCGGATGGATAAGGATCTGGATATTTTTCGCGTCGATTATATCCCTGCACTGTTCGATCTCGGCCAGGAGCTGCGCCGGATTAATCACCGAGCCTGGGCCCAGTAACACCCTACGCAGGTAGGGGGCGACGATTCCATTCGCCAAATGTGTATGCACGAATTTACGCCCTTTGGCGTCAATGAACGTATGCCCCGCGTTGGGTGCCCACGCGGTGATCACCGTGTCGTATCCCTCGTAGGTCGCCAGAGTGCCGACGATCAGCCCCTTGCCCGTGCTGCCGAATTGAAGGTCAATGACCAAATCTATTTTCTTCATCCTTTTGCCTCGTACCAGTCTTCACCCAAGCCCCAATCACAGGTAATCGGTACCCGGAGCTTGATCGGGCAATCGATTCCATCAAATGTAGTGTAAATCTGCGCGATCTTGTCCGCGTGATCCAGCGAGTCCTTATCGAGCGAGATCCCGACCTCGTCGTGCACGGACAGCAGCAATCGCCCCACCCCGTGACCGGTGAGATAACGGTGCAGCTCGATGAGCTTCATTTTCATGCAGTCGGCGGAAGTCGCTTGGTAAATCAGCCCCGACGCCTTGTGCACGAACTGCCCACCCGGGAACCGAATATGCCGCCCCATGATCGAGTGCACGTACCCGCGCTCTTTGGCGATCGAACTCGCCTTGTTCGCCATATTCCGCATCCCGGGGTTCGCCGCATGGTACCGCTCGAAGAGTTCCATCGCTTCGGGTCCCGCCTTCAGGTACAGATTCCCATTCGGCCCGGTCTCCTCGGTGTAGGGTAGTCCGCACTCTTGGGCCAGTCGCCCGGACCCCATATTGAAGGCGAGTCCAAGATTAATGGCTTTCGAGGAGGGTCCCCCCGCGTACTGCGCGTTCCTCGGGATGCCGGTCATGTCGGAGACCAATTGGTGAAAATCCAGATTCGGATTCTCGCGGTAGGCCTCCAGAATGGACGGTACCTGCCCATAATGGTTCGCAACCCGAAATTCGAATTGCGACCAATCGAGACCTAGCCATTTCGCGCCGTGATCCGCCTTGAAGATCGGACGCACGAGCGATTTGATCGCCACGTCCCGCGACGGGATTTGCTGTAGCGCAGGATTGGTGATCGAGAGTCGCCCGGTGCCGGTCCCCGCTTCCGAATCGTTCTTGGTCTGGTTATAATTGCAGTGAATCACCCCGTCCTGCTGGTGCCCGAGGATATGACCCTGAATGAAAGTGTCTCGGGTCTTGAGCATTTTGCGGAGATCGAGAATCATCTTCGCCGCCGGATGCTTCATGCGACGTAGACAATCGGCATCGATCGACGCCTTGCCGCCGTCGGTCTTCCCGGCCCGGGTGCCATCGATCAGGTACCACTCATTGTCCTCACCCAGGGTCGGCTTGAATAGCTGCGCGATCGATCCGGAAGGGTTCGGGTTGATCTCGAACCCGGCCTCCCTATTAAGATCCCGCTGCATATCGTTGATGCGCTTCGTGAGGTGACGAGAGGCCCTCTCGGCCATATCGACGTCGACCCGCACTCCCTCGGTCTCCATGTCGATAATAACGGGCATCAGATCCCGCTCGAGCCTGTGCACTCGATGAAGATTCTGCTTCTCGATCTCGCTCCGCTGCCACAGGTATAGCTGCCGGGTGACTACCGCATCCTGGATTGCATACCGCGCCACGACCTCCTGAGGAGCGCGTGAAATGTTCGGCATCTGCGCGTTGCGTGTAGCACGACCCCCAAACAGCTTCGCCAGTTCATCGTAGATCTCCGTGTCTTTCTGCGCCCCGACGTACTTCCGTGCCAAAAAATCGAGTCCATAAGTCGGCTCATGCTCGTTAATTAGCGCCGCCCGAATCATCGTGCAATCGATCCGATCGGTTGGGATTCCGACTCGGGCTTCGCGCAGGAAGTGCAGGTCGAACTTGAAATTATGCCCGACCCAGACGCCCACGCGATCCTCGGCGATCAGGTCGACCATCCAATCCAGGATCTTCGGAGTCGCCCGTACGTCCCAATACCCAGCGGTGCCATCGGGAAGTGCGATAGAGACCCCAAACACATGGTCCTCCCACCACTTGAGCCCGGTGGTCTCGGTATCTACCACCAAGTAGGGGATCTGGCCGTCAATGCGTGGGATATTCATCAAAATGGGATTTCGTCGTCTATATCGTCGAAATCCGTCGCCGCGTTCTTGCGACCCGTGTTCCCGCGATTGGGCGCATCCTTCGGGGAGAGCTTAATCGAGAAGTAACGCTTTCCCTCGATCTTGGACCCGGGCTTGCCGGTATTGACCCAGGCGGATACCCAGAAGTCCCGGCCCTCGACGTTGAGCGATCCGGTGAACTCGGGGTGCGAGTCCGTGGTGCGATTCTCGTTCCGCATCAGCAGCCCGGAATTGGTGTTGTCGTACTGTTTCATGTAGTCCTCTATAGTGGTGAAGGGTCTATTATATCACTCGTGGGATTATCTGTCAATTATCTAGGTTATAGCCATTGTAGCCCTCCACGATATCCAGTACGTCTTTGCTTCGCGTTAGCGCCACATACCATACCCGGATCTCGTCGTCCGGCTTAGCATGAGCACTGTCCGCCACGCGATTCGTCATATCCGTAAGTACGATGACGCGATCCGCCTCATGGCCTTTAGCTGCGTGAATAGTGGAGAGTCGAATAGTAGGCTCCACATCGATGTCGACCTCCTGGTAGTAATCAATGACACGGTGCGGCATTTCGATCGCAATGTAGAAAGGGGACGCGACGATCGCCATGTAATCGTTTCTTTCAAGCGCTGCCTTTGTCTCTGCTGATCCCACTGCAAAGAGAGCCGATCGATCAGAGTCTGATAGACGTTTTCCGTCGCGAATCTTGTTGTATGATCGAAGGCCAATGGCATACCGATTCTGGAACATTCCCGGACGGCCCGACTCCCGAACGTAGGGGATGCGGCGGTCGATGAGCGCGTTTTCAGCTTCACGCAGGATTGAATGCGTCCGTGCCAAAACCAGCGTATCCTCGCCGTGTTCAACATCAATCGACGCCATTGACCCATGGTTCCGTACTGTGCCTGGGCGTCCACAAGAATCGAACTCCTTATCCACGCGGAAAAGGACTCGACGAATGAGAGACTGGGACTTTTGGTGCACTGCAACAGGAAGTCGATGCGAGAGCGAGAGCACAACGCTATCACCCTTGTGCTTCGCGCAGAATTTTGCCATACCGTGTGGATCAGCGCCCGACCAAGCATATATTGCTTGGTCATCATCCCCCGCGACAAAGACTTGATGTGCGCGTTTTGCGAGCCGCTCAATAACACGCCACTGCAGAGGTGAAAGGTCTTGTGCCTCGTCGACGAATAGGACCTCAATTCCCTGTCGAACAGCTCCGGCGCTGGCCCTCTCGAGCATGTCGGTGAAGTCGTAGTAGCCGTAGGTCTTCTTCCAGTTCGCGTACGCCGAGACGAACATTTCATATTCTGCACGAGTGCCCGGACGATCCGAAATCTCGTAGACTTCGGAAGGGTGACTGAAGGTGTTTCGCGCATAGTTCAGCAGATCCAAGTAGGCGTCCCCATCGGTGCGCTCTTCATCGTCCTCGGGGGACTTGCCGACGATCGGAATACCGGTGACTTTCGAGAATTCACGCAACTTAATATGGTCCACCACCTGGGCTTGCTTCAATCCCAAGGAGCGAAACGCCATCGCGTGAATCGTGGATACGTTATCGGACCTCTTCAGGCCGAGCCTAGATAACGCCTCACTCGCCGCCGCACGGGTGAACGACAGAAACGCTATCCGCTCGGCCTGGACACCGGTCTCGCGCGTGTGCTGCACTAATCGCAGCAACTCCGTGGTCTTACCGGTGCCAGGAGGACCGTAGATGGCCCGAACGTGCATTAGTACTCGGTTTCGCCAACGTCAGCCGCATCGTAGTCATTGCTGACCTTCACGCCGCCGGACTTGATTGTGGTGAAGAGCTGCAGCGCCCGGTCGTAAAGCGGTTTACTCACGAACCCCAACGGTGCGATGTTGAAGTTGTAGTAAGACTCGTTCCGTGCGTTAGTCTCTTCGACCGAAGACAGCGTGTAAGCACGAGCAAACGAATCCATGTTGGTCATGCGTACCAACGAATTCCAACGCTTGCTCACCTTCATCTTGGACTTGCTCATCGAGAGCACGGCCTCGGTGACCTGCCCCAGGTGGTGCACGAGTACAAAATGCTGCGCGGTATCAATAGCCTCAAGTCCATCCTCGCCGAGCTTCGAGATTTCGGCCAACGCGTCCTCGCGGGTGTTGAATGCACCACGGAACCCGTTACTGCCACCACCCCCGAGCTTGCGATCCTTCCAAATTAGGTACTGTTTGGTGTAGAACACCGGAATAACGGTGACCGACTCGCCGTAAAGCTCACGAGTGACGTTATTGAACAGCATCCCCTCTTCGGCCCCCTCGATGTAGGAGGAGTCCTTTTTGTTCCGCGCAGGAGAGAGCGCTTGGATCACCTCGATTCGAGGAATAATCATATCGTCCGTCGTAATGTTCTCCGTCCCACGCGTGGTGCCGGTCGGGAGCCAATCGGGAGCGTCCGTAGTGATAATATCGAATTCGCTCTTCGCGGTAGTTACTAACTCTTTAGCTTTCGCCATTTGCAATTACTCCATTACAATTAACAGACGGGAAGCCCCGCCAGTATCCGGCTTGCGCCGAATTCGGTGTTATGCCTTCGTAATCGAGGCACGGGTGAAGGGGGAGACGTTCAAAAGCTCATCCGGGTACGCCTCGCCGGTCTTGACCATATTCTTGACTGTAGCTTTTAGTGTCGACGGATTCACGGTCTCGGCGATCAGATCCGACCGTCCGTTGTCGCGAAGCCACTGGTAAAAGTCGCCTTTCTTTTCCGCCTTGATCGACACGTGCATGTCTGCGGTAAGCGACACCCGGCCCACGCCGGTGACATTAATGCGATCGATCCCGTCCTCTTCCATCTGCGCCGGAATCTTGGTGATGCGCAAGAAGTCGAAATGCTTATTAAGATCCTTCACCTGCGCCTCGAGCCGATCCTTCTTACCCTGGATCTCGTGCATGCGAATGATTAGCTCCGTGAGCTTGAGACCATCGTAGATCCGGAATTCAGCATTCAATGCGTCTTCAGATGACATCTTCCACCTCCGATTTATCGATTTCTACAAGCACCAGAGTGTATATCCGGTCTCGGTTATTCCATTTAAGCACTGGGAATTCGCGGACGCCCTGAGCTGCCAGTACAGCGAATACAATCCCCGTGACAATTGGGGATCCAGACGGCGCGATATAGTCACGCTTTGGGTCAAAGGTCTCGAGCTTCGACCGGATGACGTGTACCAGTTTACGGTTATGGACCGAAGTTCGTACATTCGACACCTCAGACGCGGTTAAGAATACTGACTCGCCCCACCGGTCCAGATCGGTGTAGTTCGCAGTGGTGACCTCTTGAGTCACGAATACTCGGGATGACATCGCTCTATTCCTCTATGTAGCAGACCCCTATTATACCACTAGGAGAGTAATCGGCGTAAGATATCTTCGTTTGCATCGTTAATGCTCCGGCGTACGTACTCGGAGACGTCCTTCTTACTGCGTAGTGCATCGAGCACGATCTCGTCCACCGACCCCTCGCACACCAAATCAATGTAGGTCACCGACTTCGTCTGTCCTATCCGGTGCGCCCGATCTTCGGACTGGTCGCGATCGGTGAAGGAGAACGAATTCGAGAAATAAATCACGGTCTCTGCCCGGGTCATATTGAGCCCCACCCCACCGGTCGCGGCGTTACCGACCAAAAATCGCGCCTCACCCCGCTGAAACGCCTGGACGTTATCGTCCCGCTGCTGCTCCCCGATCCCGCCGTGAATCTCAACCACCGATCTCCGCCCGTAAGTCTCGCGTAAGGCCTCGCTCACCATCGCGATTTCCTCCAGGAACCGGCACCAGACGATCACCGCGCCCTCGGTCTCCTCAATAATCGCCTTTAGCTCTTCGACCTTCGGATTCTTACCCGGGATACGACAATGCTCGTACTTGTCCGGGTTGTAAAGGCCAGGATTTCGCTCGTACGCAATGATCCCGCCACAGATCTCTTGTAGTCTGAGCATTCGCTCGAGCACGGACTTAACGGTGATACCCCGATCTCCAGATACTGCTTTATCTTCTTTAGAAATCTGTCTATATAGTCTTTTTTGCTCATCAGTCATCTGCACTTCGCGCACCGCGAACACCTTCGGTGGTAACTCGGTCAACACCTCGGACTTCCGCACCTGGAAGATGAAGGGCGAAATTAGCTCGATCAATTCATCGAGATTCTGGTACCCGACGATCTCCTTCCCCTCGTACCCGCCCATCACCGCGTAGCGATTCCGGAACGAATAGAAATCTCCGATCCCGATTATATTCGGATCCAGGAATTCGAACTGCATGAACACGTCCATTGGGCCATTCGCCACCGGGGTGCCGGTCATGATGAACCGATATTCAGCCTTACGCCCGAGCGAGACACAAGTTTTACTTCTCACCGCCGAGTGATTCTTAATCATATGCGCCTCGTCCACCACCATCGCGGCGCGAGTGGAGACCATCAGAAACGCATCAGCATAATTCACCGCTGACCCTGCGGCGAGGGATTCGGTACCGACGATCAAGATCTTGAATTTATCGCCGGTCGTGTTCCAATTCTGGAAGAGTTTCGGCTTCGTGGTATCCAGCACCAAGACATCGGCTTCGAAGGGTAGGTGAATGCCGATCTCGCGCTCCCAATTCTTACGGGTCGTGAACTTGGTGACTACAAGCAACCGGTCGACTTTCTGGTCAAGGAAGAGTGCGCCTAAGAGGTCCAGAGAGACCTTCGTTTTCCCTGTACCCATGTCCATATAATATGCAAAGACATTTTTGTCGAATGCGCGATTAAGAGCTTCCCTCTGATATGGCCGAGGAGTCGTTCGGAAAGTGTAACCAGCCGGGAACATAGATCCCTGAACAGGACGGGATTTCTCGAGAGCCGCTTGAGCCGCAGCAGAAGCTCGGTCAGTAAAACAACGGCTTTGAAAAGCCCCGAGTATATATTCAGCATTAGCACGGAGTGCAGGAGCAGTCCATACTCTTCGACGAGAATCCCAGCGACGATTAGGAATCTGTCGCACTTTTTCAAGAAGCCAAGGCGGAGAGGAGACGACGAAGCGTCCGGTTTTGGGATCATAATCAATACTCGTTTCATTAGAATTCGGTGGTAAATTCGGGCTCATCGACCTTGACCTCATATTCCTCGGTGATTGGGGCGTACCAGACGTTCAGGGTCTTGCCACCCGGTACGCGAATTTTGTCGTGCGAAGCATTGCAATCGCGCCGCAGCGTCGTCCACAGATCCATGCCGGTCTGGACCTCAGCCTTGTTACGCTTCAGATACTCGGAGAATGCGGTCCCTCGGAACACCACGCATCGAACCCCGTCGATGACCTGCACGATCGGGATGTTGCGAAGCAACGCTTTACGCTCGTTCGTATCCTTGCCGTCCTTGGACAGATCCGCCTTCTGTACGAACTCGGCGAATTTCGCTTGAACGATCCCCGAGGCTGACGCCTCCTTCGGCACCTCGATCGTTCGTAAATTCGGCACCAACGGATCCAGCACCCGGGAACGCCAATTATCGAGGGTGATCTTCGGGATATTGATCTTGAGGCGCTCGAAAATCAGCGTCCCCATCAGGCTCGGGTCGCGTAGTACCACGGTCGGAATGTTTGAAATCAGCTGCCCATTCACGTGGATGCCCCACCTAGGAGGATCGGACAGGTACTCGATTAACTCCGAAAACTGCGGGAGCGCATCGTGCGCGTCGAGTTCCTTTTTCTCGTCCATCGAGATCCCGAACTCCCGGGTCACGCAGACCTTCCGATCGCAAAGCGACTTGCAGGGCTCCTCCGCGCACCGGTACAGATAGTCGCGACGCGAGGCGGAGCGAATGACCTTTTTCGCTTCGGCAGCACCCAAGGGCTTGTCGAACATCGTTCCGTTAAGCGCTACCGCATCGTCGAAGAAGTTATCTGGCCTCGCCCTCTTCAGGTACACGGTGACGTTGTACAGCGCTTCATTCCGGGCACCCGACTCGACCCCCGAGTGAATCATCTTCTGGATGCAGGGTGGGGCCTCGAGGTGCTCACGAAGCGTGAGTTCGGCCAGCTGCTCGACGGTGACGCGCTTGCTTTGCGCGTACTGCAGGAAGAGATCGAACGAGAGCTTGTTACAGTCGTCATCGAATCCATACCTCAGCGTGTGCTCGGCGTCAAAATAACAAAGGTTAATCCAGTTCCCCAGCGCCTTCTCGCCACTTGACGTCACGAGCGAATCTTGCTTCGGGAAGATTTCGGTCTTGTGCTTAATTCCCAGCACGTCCCGCCACGACCCCAACACCCGCCGCACCTGCTTGGCCGGAAGGTATTCTTCGCCGAAGAGATACAAGTGCGCACCCCCGCGCTTGGTCCGGCACATCACCAGCGGGAGCCTGTACTCGTTGATCTTGGCCTGGAGCGCCTCGAAATCAATATCCTCCGGTGACTCGTGTTTATCGACGTCGATTGCCCCGAACTTGCAGGTACCACCATCAGTCACCGGTACTATACCTAACCCGATCCCACCTTCCAGGTGCTCGAGGTATTGATCGTTCGTTACCTCACCTTTTACCGTAGACATGTTCCCGGACGTCGGATCCCAGCGCCCGTAAGAGCGGAGATTCCCCGAGAACAGATCGGCGAAGTCGTTTACTAACCCTTCCATTCTTTACGTTCCTCTATCTATTACTATTGACACCACCTCGGTGGGCTGGTATAATTATAATACATCTCTCCCCGGAGCACAAGTCTCAGCATTGCTCCACCCGTTCCACCGTTCCATCATAATGGAACACAGATGGAACAGTCAGAACCCCCGTCACGTAAGGCCTCCCGGCATCTGTTCCATTGTTCCATGCATATATACGTATACCTTGCGTGTTCAGAAACCTGAATATGTATATATATCAGGTGGAACGGTGGAACAGAGATACCACTGCCTCAGAACGCCCGTCGTACGGGGCCTCGGAGCCAGTAGGCTGTTCCATCTCCGTTCCACCATAATGGAACAATGGAACGGTCTCGAGGGGTTCCAGACGGCAACCCTGTCCCACGAACCACATAGGTCGTCGCCAGAATAGGGTTCACACGGGTGCGCGAAATGAAGACTGAAAAGAGAGCCTCTCGGAGGCGCTCGAGCCCCCGGTGGCTATTAATGTAGCTTACTACCTCTGCAAGCTCAACGGAGACCCCAAGGAGCCAGCCGGAGACCCATCCTCGCGCCCCTGGGTGTCCTCTGGATATTGAGGAGTGGGCTTCCTTGCTGCCGCTTGGCTTCCGGCGAGTGCTCCACCGATATTCGCCAGGGTGGATTGGGATTTGAGCGCGGCTTCTTCGGCCTGAAGGTTACGCATGATCCCCTCGATCACCGGGTCGAGCTGCGTGGTCGGAGTGGTGAGTTTACCCGCCACGGATTGTGCCGTCTGTTCCGGCATCCCGGTCACCCGGGGGAACGTGGCGCGGAGGGCTTCAAGCGTCGCCTGGACCGGGCTACCCGACAGGAGCGCACGAGCTGCACCCACCCCGGAGGCCCCCTGAGTATCGAGGTCGGTATCCAGCGCGGTCCGGCGGAACCCGGCTTTTTCGGTGCCGAGCATCTTCGATTCCTCGAGTAACCGGCGCTTGAATTCATCGAACGCTTGGTCGTCCCTAAATGCTTGCCGGATCCGGGCTTCTGAGTCTTTGCCGAATATCGTCCGCATCGGGTCCGCCGCACCACCACCCGCGCGTAGTTTTTCGAGCATCGTTTGCGCGATCCCTGCACGGTAGGCGTCGTAAACGGAGGGGTTCTTCGAGAAATCCGCGATCTCGCGCCGCACCATGAGTTCGGGGGTCTGGTAAATGCGCTTGCCCTTCTCCATCGCGTCGAGCATTTCCGAGTCCCCGGCGTACTGGAGTCGAGCCTGCTGGTATTGAGGCGAGAGCTTCTCCATTTCGCGCACCAGCCGGTTCCGCATGTCCATGTAGGTGACTCCCTGGTGGGACACCTTGCGGGTAATCGAGTCCGTTTGCGCGTCGATCAGGTCGTCGAGTGCAAGCTTGGTCTCGTGCAGTCCGCGTAGAACGTTTTGCGGTTTCGAGATGTCGATCCCCTGGTCTTCCATCCGACGTTGACCGACCTTCATCGCTTCTTTGAAAGACGGTAGATTCGAGAGCCTCGCCAGATCCCGCGAGTTCTGCGGGGTGAAGGTGGGGGCGTTTGCCCACGCGTCCTGGTAGAGTGCGTTGGCCGATGCGCGGCGTGAGTCGAGCAGATTCTGGACGTCGGTGTAAAAGTCCTTGCTGCCTGACATTAAAGTGCGGAGATCATCGGACACCCTAGGTACCCGTCCCACCTCGCGCTGCACGAGCGCGGTCTTGGTCGCTTCTCGGGCTTGTCCCGGTGCCTGGGAGGCACGTCTGAGGAGATTCGCTGTGGCTTCCCCAACGTCGGCTAGGGTCATCTCACCGCGCTGCATGGCCTGCAATGCCGCCAGTGCTTGATCCGGAGTCTTGCCGTCTTGCTGCAGCGCCCGAGCAATAACGATGTCCGCTGCCTTGTTTTGGTCGTCGAATCCCATCGCGGATTTAAGCGCCCGAAAGGAGGGCATCACCACGTACTTTCCGAGTACGCCAAGTCCACCAGCGAACAGTGACCCTTGTGCAGCACCTCGGGTCATCTCGCCGGGAAGTTCGCTCATCGGCTTCTCGGTGGTTCCCGCAGCGGTAATCGCGCCCTGCCCCGCACCGTATCCCATGGCTCTCGGGATCGAGGGGGAGGAGCCGAAAAGAAACTGCGCAAGCCTTGGTGCGATTCGAGCCGGGACCTGGGGTGCCAGTGATGCGCCGCCGGTAAAGACCGCAGGGACTGCGGCACCGGCCACTTCGGCCAGTGTGCTCTTTATTGGGTGTTCTTCTTGGTACTTGCGGAGTGATTCACGTTCGGCTTTTACAAGATCCGAGTAGTCGCCACCACCAAGCGATCGGGCACGGGCCATGGCTTCGTCCGCGAATCCCATTGTGAGTCCCTGGGCAAATGCAGCGGGCATGCCGGAGAGGTTCGGCTCTTCGCGTTTCACTGGCGTCCTCGGGGTCCAGCCTTGGGCCGTTCCGGTCTTTCGGGCCACGAACCGCTCGATCGTCTCGTCCGACGCGTTATCAGGGAATTCGTAAATGACGCCGTTGATCAGCCGCTCTTTTGCCATTACTCTTTCTCCCTACCCTTTTCGTCTACTTTTACTCTCGGAGCCGAGAAGTAGGTGGTGTACGGCACCCAATTCGGATTCATGACTAATTTACCGTTTTTGTCTCGAGCAGTGAGTGGATTAGCATCAAGATATCTTCGCCACTCAGCAGTAGCACGAGGAGTAATAGCACCATTAACCGCCGCATAATTGGACATATAGTTTTGGAAATCGCGGTCGCGTAGTCTTTGAGCCAACTGATATTGAATAATCGTGTCATTGCTACTCGGCTCCTTGTCCGAGGAGAACGTCCCGAGGCGCATCATTTGCACGTCGACGTTCGACACATTGGAGTCACCCGGGATCTTGTTCTGCTTCGCCGAGAGTGCGGCCAGCGCATCGAACTCATTGAACTTCGCACGGTCACCGGAGAGGTATTTCGCGGTCTCGCCGATCCCGTAACCCATTCCCTTCACCATCCCGGTGTTTATCTGCTTGTTTAGCTCCAGAGCGCGGCGCAGGTTCGTCACATCGTCGTCCAACCCCGCGAGGAATGGATTAATCTTCTCGGCCACATACTTGTCCGCAGCCTCGCGATCCTTGGTTTGCTTCTCCGCTCTCTCCTTCGGCGTGAGCCCCGCGTACCGATCTGTGGTGTCCAGCGGCACTCCGGCTGCCCGTGCTGTTTCGGCAACCGCAGGAGCATTCCCCGTGCGACGATTCTCCTCGATCTCTTGGCGCAGACGATCTGCCTGGAGTTTAGCCGTCGCGATGCTTTGCGATTTTGAGGATTCTTCAAGATTCCGGGCCCGTGTAACGATCTGCTCTGCGCGTTGACGATCGGCCATCTTGAGTGGGTCACCACCAAAGGAGGCTAACGCCTTCGCTACCTCGGGGTTTTCTTTGCGGAAGGCCTCGCGCTGCAATTCGGCCTGCGCCAACTGTCGACCCTCGGCGGTGCGGACATCGACTCCGAGCCTTGCCGCCACATCGGTCAGAGGCTTTGCAGCCTGCGCCGCCTTGAATGCTGCGGCGAACATCGGATCGGTGAGTTTAATGTTCGCGGACGCTGCGAACTCCCGCATCTCGGGTGTAGCCTTCTCGATCGCCTGCAGCTCTAGGATTCGTTCGATTCCTTTTGGGGACCGGGGATCAATGCCTTCGGACTGTACTTGTTGCTGGAAGGCGGTGAGTTTTGGGGTGAGCTTTGATGCCACGTTGAGGCCCAATGCTGCTGCCTCCTTCTCTTCTCGGACTGCAGCGTTTGCCAGTTCAAGACGCATTTTCGCGAGTTCAGCAGCACGGGACTCCTCCCTAGCTTGGGCTTGTTGATAGGAGCCTACGGCGGTCCCCAATGATTCACCGAAAGACCCAGTTCTTGTGGGTGCCAAGAATCCCTGAGCGAGTGCGAGCATCGTCGGATCGACACGCCCTCTGCGGTTCTCGAGCGCGGCTTTCATCGCCTCACGTGCTGCCGTCACTTCGGCCATCGCAGCTTTGTAGGCCTCGGTCTCCGAACCCATCGCTTGCCGTCCGAGCGCGGACAGCGACACATCCCCGAGTTTATTCGGGTCGATCTTCAGCATTTGCGCCAGGAGTGGGCTGTAGCCGTCCGCGCTTGAATCGTCAGCAGAAGTAGTCATCTTTTACCCCGGTGTTCAGTCTTCACCAATCGCAGCCGCACCCGTCGATCCGTCCGGTGCCGTATATTGTGACCAATCGACCCCGCCAAGCAGGCCACCGGAAGTATTGCCGGAAGAGTCAGTAGTGCCGAACAGTGACTTGAAAGCGTCCGTGATTCCTTGGACCGCTGACGTGCCACCGGCACCCGCCGCGAAGAGCGACCCGAGTCCGGCGATTTGGGACAGGGGCGAGGAGGCGTACGCACCCGGCATTGGACCCTTGAAGTCCTCGGTAACTGTGGTCGGGACCTTAAGGTTCGCGAAGATGTTCCCTGCGCCGGTTGCGGTGGCGATTGGGGCCAGGAGCTTCGCCTGTTCCTGCGCTTGACTCTTCGCGCCGAGGTCGAACTGCCCGGTGATTGATTTGATCGCGGCATCGAGGTCTGCTTGTCCTAGACCCTTAGTGGTCTCCGCTGCAGAGCGGTACAGTCCGGCTTGAGTTCCTGCTACATCCATGGCCTTGTTATAAGCATCCGCCAACGCTCGAGTCTGTGCACCGGTGAGGTTCGCCTGAACGTCCGCACCCATCTGCCCCAATGCTCCGAGCATTCGTTGCGATCCAGTCCCGCCCGTACCACCGAAGAACGATTTTAGCGCTGGCATTAGGTTTCGCTGCATGTTCTGCTGCGAGAGCCGCTCCATCTCATCCACAACACCTGGGACGCGCGTACCCGTCTTAGTCGTGAATCCCTGCGTGAAGGGGTTCATGTATTGAGAGATCAGCTCTGGGGTGATCCCTTGTCCGGCCTTCTCGGCAAGGTCCGCAGCATCGGTAAAATAATCCCCGTAACCTTCGAATTCGGTGGCGCCTCGTTTCAGCGCCGAAGTCTGTAGCGGGTCGAACCCGGCGACCAGTTCCGCACCAGTTTTCGGTGTGAACACTCCATCCGCTGTCGTGCCAAGTGCCCCCATCCCGGCCTTGGCCAAGTTCTCCAGGTACGTGTTGTACCAAGCGGGACCTGCGGTTCCAGTGGTCTTTTTGGTCGTTACATCGGGTAACGGTGATCCTTGGGTAAGGCTCATTTGTTCGCTTCCTTAAAGTACGCGAGTGGATTCTTGGCGGGTGGCGGAATCTTTTTCAATGACCCCGACCGCTTGTGCTTCCTAATCGCTTCTCGCATGGCATCCAATCTCCGTGCCCCTTCTTTGTTCGACCCGTCACCCAACGCCGCCACGATCTCCGCGTCGAACACGTACTCACCGTCCGCGAGCCTCGCCGGAATTAAATCGTCCTGTCCACCGCCCGCACCCTGCACGTAGTGCGAGCCTTTGTGTGGCGTACCACCGGCTGCGGCTTGCAGCGCCGAAGGCATTATTATACCACCTTGTGCGTACTTTTGGACAGATCCCCCGTTCAGGTACGGTTCGAGTACGCTATCGATCGATGGCTCTTTGCCGTATGCGTAATAGTCCATGTCTTCCTTCTTGGGTACTTGAGGTTCAACGCCTGACGCGCGACGAAGCGCGGAGACCGCCGCAGTGTCCTGCTGCTCTTGGGAGGGGAAAAGAAAAGGGAACATCGTCGCGATTGAGGGCAGGTCGGTCCGAAATCTACCACCCAGCCATACCTCCTCGGGCATCTCGATCTTGGATGTAGCTTGCGGACCCTGTCCGAGCAGCATCCCTCCACCGGTGGGCGCTTTCGCTGCAGGCTTCTTTGTAGTCGGTTTTTTCTCGGTAGTCTTGGTCACCGGTTCGGGTTCGGTAACTACGAGCTTTTCTTTTTCCTCTGGAGTCAGTTCTGCGACGGTCTTTGTCTCCGTCGACACTATCTCACCAGTCGTTGGATTAGTCACTGTGATCACGACTTCGGATTCAGGTCTTTCGGGTAGACGACACACAGTCTCGGTGCTGAGTCCGGTGGTTGTATCCACAGTAACATTAGTAGTTACCTGCGAAGATGCGTCTACCGTGGTCGTGGACGTGCCAGTCGTGGTCGTAGTCGTCTGGCTGGTGGTTCCGAGCGTAGGATCGCTGTTAACAGTTGTCGTCGCTCCGGTATCGTTATTAGTGGTGACTTGGGTCGTTACGTTAGTGGTAGCGTTCGTCGCGGTTTGAGTCGTGGTGTTTGTATTTGTGTCCGTCGTGGTCTGGGTTGTAGTATTGGTGTTCGTGTCCGTAGTCGTGTCAGTCGTTACTCCAGACTTAGTACCAGTCGTCACTCCGGCTTGAGCGGTAGTGTCCGTTGCTGTAGAAACCCCGGCTTTTGTCGTCGTGTCGGTTCCTGCAGTTACTGTAGGTCCGGTACCCGCAGTTACCGTCGGCCCGGTCTTAGTATCTACTCCAGTACCCGCAGTTACCGAGGTCCCGCCACCTTTCACCACACCCGAAAGCTCACCGAGTGTAAGACTCGACCCGTCGGATTTAGTACCCACCACGGTGCTCGTATCGACACCGATGCCGTTCCCCGTGATCGCGGCACCCAACGCGTCGCCAAGCGTGATCGTCCCGCCCGTGTCGGTGTTCCCTACTACGGTGGAAAGGTTATTTACGTTCAGGCCTTGGGTGGCCATCGTGTCTGCAGCGTTGTTCACGGCGAAGTTAGACACCAACGTGTTCGCGGTCTTCACCGCCGCGTCGTCCCCCATAATACCCGACAGGTCCTTCGCGATCGACTGACCCGCTGCGTTGAGATCCGAGGCGGAAGTAAGCGTTTGAACGATGGTGGAGGCTTTGTCGCTTCCGTATAGGCTCTGCAGGTTATTAACTGCGTTGCTCACGCCTTGGGAGTCTACTGCAGCCTCGCGCAGCTCGGTCGCGTCCTGGATACCGGAAACGGGTGATGTCGCGGCAGTAGTGCTTTTACCAACCGCAGCTCCTGCTACTGCCTGGGTGAGTGCCTTGTTAACATCGATATCGCGGCCTAGGGCCACATCTACCGCTGCTGAGGAGAACCCCTCCTGTCCACCTTCGGTGGCACCCTCAGCGCCTACCCTGCCTGCACCTTTGGACACTACGTTATCGAGCTTACCAAGCGCCAGATCACCAAGCTTCCCGAGTGTTAATTGAACGGCAGCTTCTGCAGCACCTGCGGCAAGGCCAGCTTTACGTGCGTCGGCGAGTGCGTCGTTGTGGTTCTTTCCGGTCTTGATAGCATCATCGTACGCGTCGATCGCCGCCCCACCTGCGGTGTCTTTAGTGTCCACGAGCCCACTAGCCACAAGCACCCCTCGTGCCGTACCACCACCGAGGAAAAGCGCGGGTAGCTCTTGGCGCAGTTCCACTGCCGTCTGCCTGCCGAGTCCGCTGGTCCCATCCAACACTCGACCGGCCAGGACTCCGAGCTTTTCGAACCCAGTCGCTTGGTCAATGAGCTGTAGCGTGTCGTTCCAGTTCTTCGTGTCTTGAGGCCCGGTGCCGATAGATTGGCCGAGTTTAATGAGTTCGTTCCCACCCTTGATGAATGCGTCGGCCACCGGCTTTTTGTCCAGCATCAGCGCAGTACCGCCGATCACATTCTTTTGAAGCTCTCCTGCCGCCTCAAGCGCGGTGCTTACCGACTGGGTGATCGGGGAATTCGGGTTATTTTGCAAGTAGGCGTTCGCAGCGTCGCTACTGAGCTTCATCTGATTCGAGAGCGCATTCGACAGATTCTGGAAGAATCCGGTAGACTCCACAGGCTTCGCGCTTTGTGCCGCAGCCAGCGCGTTCGCGGTATTGATTAACGCGGTTTCTTGCTCAGCGGTCTTTCCAGCAGCGGTCCCCCGTCCACTTCCCTCAACTGGCTTGAATCCGAGTTTCGGATCCTCCTGGAAGGTCGCGGTGCTGTAGAGTTTTCCCTGGTAATTGAATGTCGCATTGGGTCCAAATGCCTCTCTCGCTGCAGCGTAAGCAGCACCGAAATTCGGCGCATTCGAGATCTTCTCGCTTACCGTCTGGGAAGCACCCGCTCCTGCGAACTCACCCGCTCCGGCTTTAATTTCGCCAGTACCCGTAGCCTCTCCGGCACCCATCCGCACCGCTTCCTGCGCGTTGGCGATTTTGGTGGCCAGTGCTTGCCCTGCGGTAGCATCGACGAGATCCGGATCATATGTGGTGTCACGGGAAGTCGCAGCTGCCGCTGGTGTAATGGTGCCAACCGTCGCGGCTTTCGCGGTCTCGAAGGCAGTAGCGTCGTCCGCCCCTGCGGCTTTAGCAGCGGCGAAGGCTGCGGCCCCCAAGTCTTGCTTCGCGTCCAGGCTCTCGGACCCCGCCGTCGCCAGTGCAGCTACTTGTGAGTTCGCAGTCGCTTTATCAATCGTATTAGTCAGTTGCCCTGCAGCAGTTATAGCCGCGTTGAAATTTCCGCTCTCGACCGCTTTAATCACTTTAAGCGCGGATGCTGCCGTTTGCATGTCCGTGCTGCCAGTGAGCTTCGAGGCGGAATCCAATGCGCCGACAATATCCCCGGTCTGAATCTTCGTGATTGTATTCGCAGCGTTGAGTGTGTCACCAAGTGTGATGTTCCCACCAAGGCTTGTCCCTGCAAGTTCGGCACCGATCGTGGTACCGGCCAGGGTGGAGAGTGCCCCCATAACGTTACCCTTTTGGGCAGCATCGGCAGCTCGAAGCACGGCGGACGCATCGGCAAATCCTCCGGCACCTAGCAGGCTCGCCCCCGCGCCGAGTACGTTGCCTTGGCTCGCTGCAATCACTCCATTCAGCACTTGCGCGAAGGGTGCAGTAGCAGGGATGAAAGAAAGGATCGTCAATGCCGGTCCGACCTTATCCAAGTCGCTGGTGCTAACCCCGGAGGTCGTGATCTTTGGTCCACCTTCACCAATCATCAAATTATACATCGTCCCACCGGGTCCGGTGTAGGTGGAACCAAAAGTGCTGCTGAATTCTTTCCCGGTCGGATCCATTAGACCCGGCCTTTCAAACGTCATATCGCCACCCTCACCAGACGAGGTCTCGGTAAAGGTATGTGCCTTCAAACCCCCTAACTGGCTTACGTCCTTTATCCCTGAGTCGATCAATTGCCTCGCCATGTCGATGACGACTTGCTCAGCGGAAGATGGAGCACGCCCCAACACTGCTGCCGTTTGGTCGAAATCGAATCCTACTGACTGCCCCTGAGTGCCGTAGACTCCGCCCTTCGACTGTTTCAGATCTACTAGTGGTGCGATCTGGCTGGCGAGACCTAACACCTCTTGAGTATTGTACGTATTCCCGCGATAGTCGGTCATTTTTGTCGGGTCACCCACCGACAGCGGAATTCCTGAATCCTCTTGGTATGAGTCCTGCTCGGTGAATCCAGTCGAACGTTGTAGCGCTCCACCACCTGAAGTGGCAGTCCCGCTCGCTAATGATCCCAGTGGTGATACTCCAGGAATACCACCTGCGGGGGCACCCATGTTGTCATCCATCGTGGGTAATGATGGTGATGGCTCGAGGTACGACAATCCCGCGTTTCCGAAATAGCTTGTAATGTCTCCAGACGTAAGATTCGGGTTTACCGTCTGTGCTGCTCTTAAAATATCGGCACTGGTAAGTCCTAACTCTTGCCCTCTACTTGCTATGATCTCGGGATTAGCAAGGTTAGCTAAAATGAATTCACCAGCTTGTCTATATTGGTCTTCAGTAAATGCCATTTATTTCACCGATGTGCTTACGACGTTGACCAACTCCGCTGCCCAATCTTTCCAGTCTTCGAAAACGTAGGGACTTGGGACTGCATCCTTGACGAATACGTCAATTCCTGCGAATCCCGCAGCCCAAGACTTCCAATCATCCTCGCTTCCCGGGATCTCGAGCTGCTGTGCACCATAGGCCTCGACCATGAGTGCCGCCCAAGAGTCCCAGGTGTGGTACCGGGGGTCGTAAACAAGTGCCATTACGAATACCCTCGGACATCACCTAGATCGGCGCTGAGGAGCAGCTTACCCAGTTGATAATTACCACCCGCGACGTTGGATACGAATTTAAGTCTTAGCTCGCGCCGCTGCTCTCGCAGGTCGATCTTAGTAGTGGTGGAGTCGAAAGTGTAAGGCCCGGTCACATCGTCCGACCCTTGCGCATAAGACCGCCCGGTAACGTACATATTCATTTCGCCGGAAAGTATGAAATCAGGTTCAACACGCTCCAGGTGCAGCCAGTTGTTCTGGCCAGTGGGCGCAGGCTCCGAAGGTCCGCCAGATACCCATCCAAGGTCGTTTGTTTCGAAGTAGGACTCGATCGCCAGTACTGTGGTTCCGTCTACAGCGTCGGTCCCGTATTCGTGCTGCCACAGGGTAATGTAGTTTCCGACCGTAGCCACCGTAAGCACGAGTCCCGCCCCCGCAGGGATCGCAGCGGTGAGGGCATCTCCCACCGTGTAACCCTGACCTGGAGTGTAAATAACAGCGGAGGTAATTACGCCACCGGCGACGATGATGTTGGCGGTCGCGCCCGTTCCCGTGCCGCCTGTCAGCGCTTGATTATTGTAGGTACCATTCGTGTATCCAGCACCAGGGTTCGTGATCGTCAGACTCTCGATGCCGTTCGCCGAGGTAATATCGTCCCCAGCCTCGATAGGCCTCGCGAACACTTGCGAAAAATATCCAGCGGATCGTCGCGCCCCCACTGCGGTGCCCACATCGTACCAGCAGTTCTCGCGGATGTTATAGATCACCGCGTCGTTGCACTCGGTGGCCGAGGAACCATTTGGGAAGAACCACCAGACTTCACCGAACCGTGGTACTTTGGTGACCCATACCTTCTCGCGATAGGTGTAGTTTAAGTTATCGAAGAAGTAATTCTGATTAAACGGGTTAGGGATTTCTTTCACCACGCCGTTGTACAGCAGGAACCGGTCAACGCCACACCAATAGTAGATGCCGTCATACTCGATGACACATTGCGAAGACATGATCGAGGACTGAGTCGAAATAATGTCGTAGCGCCAATACTGAGTGATGGTCGTCGCGCCAGCGGTGATAGAAGTGGGAGCGTAACTGACACGAACCAAAGAGTCCAATGACCAAAAAAGTCCGGAGGGTGAGTTCGAACCACCCCGAACCGGAAGACCCTGCACGATTTTGCCGGTAGCGACGTTAACTTCGTTCGCGTCGGCGGTGACCCAGTCCTGGAAGTTCCCGCTTGAGCAATTGCGAATAAGACCATTGTTCCCGTAAACAAAGACGTAGGGATGGAGAACCACCACGCCACCCGAGACACTGACGTTGTTGTCAAATGTCAGCGTTGCGGATCCAGTGGTGAGCGCGTTAGTGGAGAAAGTGACCGTTGTACCGACCACACTCACTACCGTAGTACCCGCCGCAAAATTAGTGGTAGGTCCCACGGTTTGACCCGCACCTATTAGTGGGTTCGCCGTAGAGACAGTACCTGTATTCAGACCGGTAGTTAGACTCACCGAGTCCGTGAATGTTCCGATTTTACCAAGAGTGGAACCGGTAATGTCACCTGCGAGCACCGGAGTATTGGCTGAACTATTCAGGTCCGCAAGATTTTGACCTGGGTGCGCGAGCAAGTAAGTGAGACCGGACCCGAGGGTGTCCGTGAAAGAGTCAAATTGCCAGAGGTTGTTCACGCTTGCCGTGAAATCGCTAAGTGTCATGTCGGACACTCCGGATCCCACGCCATAATTATCGACTGGAGTCTTCTGCAACCCACCCGAATACCCGGTAAATACGTTATTCAGCAGCCCCTGCGGGTTTACGAACATTCCACGTACCGGGCCACGGATTGCACTAGTGATTTTTGAATATCCGCCGATCTTCCTCGGTCTACCACGCTGGAACCTCACCCAACGACCGTCCGTGTAGTAAAGCTTGTCGAAGAGAGTACCATCCCGCTGAATGCCGGGTTTGGTATCGAGTGCGAAGACTTTAAGGGTCATTAAAATGCACCCCCAGCTAGGCCGTCGGAAGTCAAAAGGAACTTATTTACTCCGGTGACCGCGATCGCGAGTTGGCCCGCCGCCGGTCTCCAAATCCCGGTACCGGTCTCAGAAGCGAAAGAAAGCGAAGGCGCGACTACCGTCCCATCAACCAATGTGACAGTAGCAGATGTCACCGAAGCTGAACTCGCGGTGTAGAAATTCGTACCGTCGCAGATCACCGTAGCTCTGGTACCTTGGGCTACCGTCGTGGTTGCACCTAACCCAGTGCTCAGAGTAAGGGTGAAAGACCCGGACGTTTGATTATTTACCACGTAGAGATTTACTACCGGCGGGTAGATCACCGTAGCGTTGCTAGTCAATGCGCCGGTGAAGGTCTGGATGTTGTTCGAAGCTTCGCTCGAGTTCAGGGTAGTAGTACCGCCCGGGGCTACCGATTTTACTAGCGCAGTAAACGCGAAGTTCGCGTTTACCCCATAACCCACTGTAATGTAGGCAGTTCCAGTGCACACGATGAAGGCGGACTCACCAGGATTAAAAACCTTAGCCGATGCCCCATCAATAAGTTCGACACCAGTGGTTGAAATCGTGAAAGCTCCGGTACCATTGTTCTTCACCAGAACGAACCAATTGTCGCCCAATGTAGCCGCAGCGGGTAGTGTGTAACTTCCGGCACCACCGGACCATAGCCGCGTTTGCGCACGATCGGCGGTGGTGAATGTGCTGCCTGAGGACGCAGCCAAGACCGGGTGGCTTTGGTTCAGTGTGGTGGTGATTGCCAGGAGTCCTTTTCCGGCGAGTGCTGCTGCATCCGCCCCCGATGAACCGATTCCGAAAGCGATCACGCCCCAAGTACCTGCAGCGGTCGAATTGGTCGTGACATAAACGTATTGCGCCTCTCCTGCGGCAATCGTAACTATCGTATTCCCGGCGTTGTCCGCCACCGTAAAAGAACTAGCTCCTAGGTTACGAATTAGCGAGTCCGTGCCGACCGACGTGGCGTTCGCGGCAGGCATCCGCAGCGTAAGCCCCGAAGTCGTCGGTAGCACCTCCATGATCCTGGAAGCGTAAGTCCCGGTGTTGCTATTGGCTAGTGGCCACTCAAGCGTCGTGTTCGCGGAAAGCGTAAATGACCGGTAGCTTACATCGGTAGGCTGAACAATATCGCCGGTAAAGGGAGAAACGTAAGTAGGCATATCATGTGTCCACGGCTACGGCTTGACGATCGGCGATGCGAAGCTTATCTTCGGTCTTAAGCTCGGCTACATACTTGTCGTACATCGACTGCCAAGTCGGAATCCGAGGATCATTCTTCAGGAACGGCATCGCTTGCAAAAGCGAACCGTAAAGCATAGCTTGTGGTGCGTACTCGGTGAACCAGTTCGTTTGATTTGTCGAATCCAGCGGCACCGGGCGCTCGTAGTACAGCACTTCGAAGGAATATGCTGCAGCCGGAGTCGGCCCTAAAAACCAATGCGTGTAATCGTAATCCGCGTAGTAAAGAGGCACCTCGGTCTCGGTCGGGTCCGGCCAGTAATTACGAATGTACTCGTAGCGGCGCTCAAGCACTGGCCTACGTTCCCCGGCAACGGTGATGTTAATCGAGACCGTCTTGCGCCAGCGAGCGGGTTTAGCTACCACCGGGTCGTTCGCGGTGAGAGTCGAGGTGTCAACCGTCAGATTACCGAGGAATTTAATCTCCGCTGCCAGGATCTGCTCGGCGAGCATGATAAATGTGGGGATCTTGTCGATCGTAGCTGTATCCGTGCGCTCCAGATAGGACTGAACGTCTGCGGCAAGGCTTGTGTAAGTCATTGTTACTGCCATGATTTCATCCTATTAGTGCACACTCGGCTTGCCTACGGATCACCAGACCTCGCAACACTTTACCACCCCCTCGAGTCCAGAGCATGAGCTGCTCTTTCGCGCCTTCCCAGTCCTGAGCGTTGATTTTGCGCTTGAGTGTTGATGTTTGCAATCGTCCGACACCCAAATTGTAACAGAAATCGACTATAGCGTTCAATTTACCCCAGTCGCGATCTTTTACGGCTACGGCGAGAAGCACCGGACACTGCCTCACCGCTCCGGGAGCGTAGGTGTGTACAAGTTCGTGCATTAACAATTGTTCGGCGTATTCACGCGTTATCTGAGGGTCATCCCTGGTAACATGATCGCCGCTCTGATAGTAAGTGGACCCGTATCCAATCGTCCACACACCTGCGGGACAGAGGTAAGGCTTCGCGGAAAATCCTTCGAATCTGCGACAAAGCTCGGCTGCGAGATTGAGCTTCACGCGAGACCTCGAGCCTTCAGAGTGCGGTCAAGAAACCAATAATTGAACGTACCGGCTACCAACGCAGCAAAATCAGGCGACATGATCATCTTGAACACTTCCTGCACGGGAAGACCCTCACGGGAGGCGATGATTGCGAACCAAATGTGCGAGGCGGACCAAATCGCAAGTATCCAATAAGTGACTACGGGCCTAACCGAGGCGGATAACGAAGCCACCCAACCACCGGCAGCTTTAGCCATTTCGGTCTGTGAATTGATTGCAGCTTCAAATGCGGACATGACACCAGTGTCTATAGCTTTGTCGCGCTCAGCCCCAATCTCAGCGAGCTTCATTTCGCCTCGAATCTGCTCAAGTTCGCATTGGCGATTAAACATTGAAAGCTCATGCTGTCGCTCGTTTTTACGGTCCAGGAATTTCAAGACTTCAGGAGCCAGTCGAAATAGACCACCGAAGATCGTACCGAAAAGACCACCACCAATAATGTCCAGCATCACCGCTTCCCCATCTTCTCGCGCTCTTCAAGCAGGCGGACCTTAACTTGAAGCTCATTAATATGCTGCATTAACTGCTCTTTCTGAATGGCCCGTTTCTCAGCGGAGATTGGGCTATCGGTCGGGACGCCCTCCTTGGTAATGAGGGCAGGCATAGCGCCTTCGATCTTCGTTAAGCGTGTTGAAAAGTCCGCGACTTGCCCAAGCAACCACGCCAACGAAGCCACGATGACCGGGATGACTGCCTTGAGGACGTCGCTCCAGTTCATATACCAAGAAAACGCTTAACGAACGTTGCGGCGACACCCGGTCCAAACAGAACAGCGAGGATGGTGGCGTAAAGTAGCCACTCGATATGTTTCATCCGAGCCTTGCCGTTATCGAGTGACTCTTCGATATTTTTGTAGCGTTGCTCGCAGATCGCTTCGTGCACCGATAAGCGCTTGTCCAGGTCGTCGCTCATATTAAGCTACCTCTTGCTCCCGTGGAACCTCATGCAAACCCGTAATCGGCGGCTTTGCGGCTTCTTTCATGCCGTCAATCAGTTGGTACACTTCTTGGTACGGACGGGTGCCCAGGTAGCCAATGATCTGATTGGCAAGGTCGATGGGTAGGTTAAGGGTCATAAAGCCTCCTAGATAATCGTTTCACCAGCGGTAAAGCTGCTTAATACAATCCCTGCTGTAGCAGCGTCAAGCGTGATGGTTTGCAGGGGTTCAGCAGTGGGGTCGGGCGCTTCAGACTTGACCCATACCTCACTGGACTGAGACCAATTCCACACAAAGCCAGCCTCATCCGCAGGCTTTACAGGGCGAACAACCCATCCCGGTGGAAACCACCAAACAACTTCCTGACCGTCTGCTGCCGTGGGTGGCTCAGGCACTTCAATCCAACCATCCGTGCCATCCGTTTGCGGCTTGGGTATTGATCCGTTTTTGGAGTAAAGCATCATTGATTCCTTGTTACGTTATACTTTTCTACCACGGCTGATGAGTCATTGTGACGAAACGCTTTTGCGTCCCGTGGAGTTTCCCGTGCGGGGGAATAACTGGAAACCTGCCTGATCCAGCCTAAGCACCTTCTCGTTGAGGGTTTTTAGGCCGTGGGTGTGCAACGGATCAGGTCCAGCACACATCTTGCCCTGCTGACAGATCGGAAAGACGGTCATCATTGATCCTGCCATTGAGAGCGTTGAGGGGTGAAGTTTGCGGTGTATCGGGCATATCCCTTGGTGATGCGAAGGTCGTCGATGTAGCCTGTAAGATAAAAGCCGGGGTTGCCCGATCCATCTGCATAACCTCCGCCAATTCGCGTACCTGCCGCACCGTTAAGGCTGTCAGTCACTGTTGCGGAACCGTCAATGTTTCCGTTAATAAACAGGCGAAGTGTTCCTGATGCTCTACAAACAGCGACATGCGTCCATGTATTTGTAGACACGCTACCAGATGATGTAAGACGAAATGGCGAAGAACCTTTATACAAAAAGTCTAACTTATCGCTTGCACTCAAAAACCACCCGTAGGCGGCATTTATATCTGTACCGCGTGTATCAACAATAGTCCTAAGCGATCCAGAGGCAGTTGGATAAATCCAACACTCCATCGTAAAGTCGCCCGTACCAAAGTTGGTTAGATCAGTCAGACGGTTTTGCAAATAATCCCCCGTCCCATCGAAATACATCGACGCCCCGCCGAACTTGCTCTGCGCGGTGCTGATCTGCGCGTTGCCTACGGTCTGCAAATCGTTCTTGGCAGTGCTGTCGATGATGCCTGCGTTGGTGAAGTTGAGGAGAAGTTGGGTGTTGGTGATGGCGGTTAGAGGTGCGGTTGGGACTGTCAGCGTGGATTGAGACGGATCATAAACCGCGCTACCTTTGACTACTCGACCGCTTGCTAAATAGCCCGAAATATCACGGTTGACGCCATATTGACTCCCAACATACAGCGGGTTGGAAGATCCATCATTGATTGAAGAAGCCGATGCTGTGGCAACCCGAGTGCCGTTCAGATAAAGGCTCATCGTGCTGCCGTTAGAAACCATTGCTATGTGATTCCATTGATTAAGCGTTGCAGCCGTTGATGAAGTCAGGGATGTGCCATAGTTGTTATAAATAAACTGTGGCACCGTTCCCGTGTCATAGCGTAATACCCAATAGCCCGTACCACCTGAGCTGTTCAGGCTAAACAGGTGCTTGTCGGATTGCGACGCAGTTGGGTAACTCCAACATTCAATCGTAAACGCTGAACTTCCAAGGTTCCATGCAGCGTTTGCGGCGACGGAAAGAGAATCCCCACTCCCATCAAAGTACCCGCTGCCGCCGTTTGTTGACGCGCTCCATGCCGATGTTGGTTGGAAGGGTGAGAAGGCTTGGACGGAGGTATCGCCCGTAACTGTGATGGTGAATGCGTTGCTGGAGTTGTCAACAAACCTGTTAGATTGGCAGGTGAGCAGAGAAGTATTGGTGATGTTGGTTAGGGGCGCGGTTGGCACTGTTACAGAAGTAACGCCAGAGCCTTTTACAACACGCAAATTTGATAAATAACCTATCATAGGGGTCGATCCCGTAACATTACCATCTGCACCTATGATTGGGCGTGAACCGCTAGTCGTATAATTTGTTGTGTCTGAGTAAGTTGAACCTACTTGCACACCATTAATAAATAACCTTGTATTACTACTAACTCTGCTTGCAACAATGTGTACCCATTGGTTTAAAGGTAAAGTGCCGCCATTTATCTGGTTTGCTCCATTTGCATAGTAATAAATAACCCCGCCAGTCATATAAATAGTTATATAAGCACCGCTTGGTGTGCTTGGGCGCAAATCAAAGATTGTATTAGCGGTGTTTGTTACATACGCAAACATTTCTATAGTGAAATCGCCAGTACCAAATACAAAAGCTGACTGCCCCCCTAGTGTCAAATAATCCCCACTCCCATCAAAATAATTACTCCACCCCGTCTGGCTAAATGGGCTGAAGGTGCCTTGGGTCGTGTTGCCATTCCTTGTGATCGTGAAGTTGTTGCTTGATGAATCTTGGAAGGTATTGTTTTGACCGCCGTTGGTGCCGTTGCCGTGCAGCAAGAGCGTGGTGTAGTCGAAATACGGATCGCTTACCGGCCAGAGGTTTTGCTGCTTCAGCGATTGATACTGGCTCATGCTGAAGATGCCATTGCCAGCGTTGCCCTGTGCAGGGTTGGGTAGCGTCGTGAGCGGGAAAGGATTCTGGGTGCTGACCGTCGTGTTGCCGTTGACTGTAATCGTGAAGGCGTTGTTTGAGCCATCCACAAAAGTGGGGTAGCGGCAGGTCAGCAAGGATGTGTTGGTAATGTTTTGCAGGGGGCCGTTGGGAGGTGTGAAAGCTGTTGTGTATACAGCCGTGCCCTTGACCGTCCTACAATTTGATAGATAACCAAGGTAATAATTAGATGCAGAACCTGCGCCAGTGCGACCAATGACTGCATATTGATCAGTAAAATTTGTGCTATTTGATACGGTTCCAACAGACGTGCCATTGGCGTAAATGGTAATTGTCGATCCGCTACGCACCACTGCGTAATGCACCCAAGTATTTAAGGCGGCTACCGCAGTTGTTTTTAAGATCGTTCCGTTCACATCTATCGTATAGCTGCCATCAGAGTAGATATAAAACAGGAACCCAGTGCTTGACGGATAGGTATTGATTGTTGAGTAAAGCGCCCCGCCACCGTTATAGCCAGTGCAAAAATGCCACCCCTCAACAGTGAAGTCGCCCGAACCTAGCGCCAAATTTGAACTTGTTCCGGCCTGTAAGTAATCCCCGCTCCCATCAAAGTACCCAGACCAACCGCCCGGAGGGTTGTAGATCAATCCACCAATATACCTTTGAGTCATTCTTGGTTCCTTATTGGTTTGGCATCCGAGCTATCGGTGGCGTGAAATTAGAGATGTAACGGGCCACGCCTTTAGTGATTCGCAGGTCGTCGATGTAGCCGTCAAGAGGTCTTACGTCACCACTTACTTGTTCACCAATACGAAAAATGTTGGTTGTTACGAGTGTCTGGTTCCAAGAATTGGAGTTGGATGTTATGGAAGTCCCGTTGACAAACAGATAATTTGTCCCGCTTGATCTAGTAAAAGCAATATGTGTCCATGTGGCTGTGCTTATCGCAGAACTTCCAGCTATAACAGGTGATGATCCAGAATAAGAACCTGCAAATAGTTTTGGAATACCACCATCTAAAAAGACAGAAAAGGCTTCATTACCGTAACCACCACTCGTTCTGGTGTCAAAAATAGTATCAAAATTACTAAGTGTGTTTGCGTATACCCAGAACTCAAATGTCATATTCCCAGAACCAAATACAAGATTTGGTGTCATCGGTCCAACCAAATAATCACCACTGCCATCAAACGCCATCGACCCCGTGCCGTACTTCACTATGCTGGTGCTGACCTGAGCATTTCCTGCCGTTTCCAAGTCGTTCATCATCGCGCTGTCAAAGATTCCAGCGTTGGTGAAGTTCAGGAGCACCCCAACCGTCCCTGAAGACACTGTGGTTGTTGGTGGCGCGGTAGGCGGCGTAAACGTAGCAGTATAAAGCGCCGCACCTTTTGTTATACGAGTACCAGAAATATAACCAAGCCAGTTATCAGCAGACGCGCTTGCATTTGAGCCAATTGTAAGGGCTGTTGATGTTGTATTCAGGGATACACTGCCAACACTAGCCGTGGCACGCTGCACTCCGTTGACCCACAGATAAGTAGATGTTCCTGATCTGGTGAACGCAACGTGATTCCACTGACCAATCGGCAACGCAGATGACCATGTTGCAACGTAAGCCGTGCCGCCAGAGTACACAGCGGCTACTACGGATGTGTTACTTCCTTCAGTTCTGACCAAAAACTGCGTGCCGGATGCACTTGCCCCGTCTGAATGAGAAACAATAGATCCTATACCGGGAGGGTTCGACGGTGCGTAAACCCACGCCTCAACAGTGAAATCCCCACTCCCAAACTGAAACGCGGCGTTATTGGCAATTGATAAATTATCCCCCGTCCCATCAAAGTACCCACTCCCACCCAATACGCTTGCACTCCATGTGGTTGCACCGGGGAAAGGTTGGAAGGCTTGGACGCTTGGGTTACCGTTTACTGTGATAGTAAAAGGAGAGGCTGAGTTGTCAACAAAACGGTTGGATTGGCAGGTGAGCAGGCTTGTGTTCGTGATCGCGGTAAGGGGCGAAGTTGGAGGCGTGAAGGCTGAGGTGTAGACCGCTGTGCCTTTGACAATACGAACATTGGAAATATATCCATTAAGCTCCCACACCCCAGAGTCTCTAGCTCCAATTCTGAAATTAGTTGAAGACGTTGTAATAGTTGGCGAGGAGTATGTACCTGCCTGTACTCCGTTGACATAGCATCGAAGAATTGTTCCCGAATTGTCGTAACACATGGCTACATGCGTCCACGCATTGACCGGGAAAGTCCCGCAATTTACCTCTTGCGCGGCATCCATCCCCATGTACAAAACACCGCTAATTACAC